CGCGGCGAGTGCAACTGGCGACCGGGGCGCGGCGAGTGCAACTGGCGTCCAGGGCGCGGCGAGTGCAACTGGCGACCGGGGCGCGGCGAGTGCAACTGGCGACCGGGGCGCGGCGAGTGCAACTGGCGACCGGGGCGCGGCGAGTGCAACTGGCTACCAGGGCAAAGTTAAGGGCGCGGATGGGTGCGCCCTCCTCCTCGTGGAACGCGACGACTACGGAAACGTGATCGCTGCCGCTGGAGCTGTTGTTGGTAAGACATCAGGCATTAAAGCGGATACGTGGTACACGCTGAAGCGCGGCAAATTCGTCATGGTCAAGGAATAGTGCCGTAAGAACTATGGCCCTCGCCTACTACAACGAGAACGATCCGCGCGCTGCCGCGTGGCTTCGTGAGTTGATCAAAGAAGGCCACATTGCCAGCGGTCATGTTGATGGGCGGTCCATTGATGACGTTAGACCTGGAGACTTGGTTGGATATACCCAGTGTCACTTCTTCGCCGGCATTGGCGGCTGGTCGTACGCGCTCCGATTGGCTGGATGGCCCGACGACCGAGCCGTGTGGACCGGCTCTTGCCCCTGCCAACCTTTCAGCGCGGCAGGCAAAGGCGGAGGGTTTGATGATCCTCGGCACCTTTGGCCCTCCTTCGGGTACCTCATCGACCAGCACGCGCCTTCAGTCATCTTTGGAGAGCAGGTTGCGAGCCCGGCTGGCCTCGCGTGGCTCGACGTTGTTCTCGCTGACTTGGAAGGTTCGGACTACGCCTGCCAAGCGGCAGATTTGTGCGCTGCGGGCGTCGGGGCACCGCACATCAGGCAGCGCCTCTACTGGGTGGCCCACCACCACCACCTTGGACGCATCGAACACGCGCAACGCAACGGCGAAGCGGTCGCCCGGGGCGAAGAAGGCGCACGCGGGGACGACGCTGGTCGACGCGGCGAGCTGGGCGATGTCAGCGGCGAGGGAAGCGGGCGGTACTCCGGAGCGATTCCTCGAGCGAAAGGCGGCGCTGAACGGGGCGTGCGGCGTCAGCTTGACGAGCCTGAGCTTGCAAGCCGGCTGGGCAACAACAACAACACGGGACTGGAAGGACGGGGCGTGTCAGCAGGCGGACGTGCCGGTGAACGCGCTCCTTGGACGCCAAGCGACGTTGTGTGGTGCCGAGACGGCAAGTGGCGGCCAGTTGAACCCGGCTCATTCCCGTTGGCTCATGGGATACCCGGCCGTGTGGGACTCCTGCGGGGCTACGGCAATGCAATCGTACCGCAAGTCGCCGCGGCGTTCATCGAAGCAACCGGACTGGTTTGATGCATGAGCGATGAAACACGGTTCTGGGTTAAGTTCACGGTGTTCGCGGTGTGCTCCGTGCTCGCGCTGCCGTGGATCATCAAGGGCATCAACCTGTACGCCGGCTGGGTGCTCCGTTGACGCGCGAAACATCCCGATGGACCTACACCGCCGGCTCACGACCTGAAGGGGTTGCTGTCTATGACGACGATACCAGCATTACTTCGCACCACGACACAGATCCGGCGAGGGGAACGCATTCAGCTTTCGATCTCGTACGACTTCACCTGTTTGGGGACCGAGATCGCGGCAGTGAAGAACTTCCAATCACTGATCGACCAAGCTATCACGCAATGGTGGAACTCGCTAACACCTGTCCAGAGATCCGGTGCGCTCGCTCGACCGATGAGCTTGCTGATCTCGGCCCGCTACCGCGAGTAACTGAGGAACTCCAAGTCCATGACAGCCCAGACGCAGCAAGCCGTTTCACAGTCCATTCAGCAGTTGAGTTCTCAAGCGGCGCGCCAATGGAGTGGCTTGTGCGTGGCATGCTGCCTCGCGCTGAACTGGCCGTTATCTATGGAGAATCTGGGAGCGGTAAAACGTTCCTTGCTCTCGATCTGTGCGCGGCAGTTTCCCGGGGGATCGAGTGGCGCAGTAAGCGCACCGCTAAAGGACGGGTGGGATACGTTTGCGCGGAAGGTGCTGGCGGATTTAAAGCGCGACTCCGGGCGTACGCTCGGGGGCATCAAGTGGAGCTGGCTGAACTGGATGTGGGTGTCATATCCGACGCGCCAAATCTACGCGAGCCGAAAGACGTTGCAGCGCTCACGAGAGCAATCCTCACGTGGGGCAGCCTAGATGTCCTGGTCGTCGACACTCTCTCTGCTACGACGCCTGGCGGGAACGAGAATTCGGGTGAGGATATGGGCCTCGTCCTGTCCCATTGCAAGTTCCTCCATCAACAGACCGGAGCACTTGTCGTCCTTATCCATCATTCGGGTAAGGATGCAGCGAAAGGTGCTCGCGGCTGGAGCGGGCTCCGTGCTGCTGCCGATGCAGAAATCGAGATCACTCGAAATGGTGATTTCCGTGCCGCCACCGTCACCAAGATGAAAGACGGCTCGGATGGCGAGTCGCACAGTTTCAAGTTGAAGGTCGTCCCGCTCGGGGTCGATGCGGACGGGGAAGAGGAGTCAAGCTGCGTGATCGAACACGTTGAGAACGCGCCGGAGAACACGCCGAGCACCCGCAAAGCCAAGCTCGGGCCGCGCGAGGCGATCATTCACGATCTCCTGAAGACGATGGCGCCCTCCGGCACGGTGGCTGAAGAGGACTTGATCGAAGGTTTCAAGGCGCGCGTGCCGCGCGGCGACGGCCGCGACCAGCGTCGTTCGCACGCCGTGGCCGCGCTCACTAGCCTGATTGCCAAGCGCATGGCGTTCAAACACGGCGAGGACCGCGTCTCGCTGACATCGCTCGTAACATCCGGATCAGAGGGCTGGCTGGGATGAGCTTATCACTGGAGCTAAGCCGCGAGAACTGGCACTTGCGCAACAAGGTAGAAGAACTGGAGAAGTTACGCGACGGCCTGATGTCGCAGTTGGACGCCGCCATAAGTCGCGCCGAGACGGCCGAAGCTGACCTGTTCGACGCTCAATGCAACGCCTGTGAGTGCCATGGAGACTGCCTGTGATTTACACAGAAGACAGAGAGACGTTCGAGCGTGACATGTTCCAGCCGCCGCACGCCGCGCGAATGCTCGAGGCGGCCGGTCACTACACGGGGCGCATGCGTAACGTCGACAAGGAAGACTTCTTGGCTGTAGCGCTCGACACGTTCTGGGCACTGCGCAACACCGTGCACTCTTCGTCTGACATTCAGCGCAACTGGCTGCGGTCGCTGAAGACCGCCGCGGTAAGCCGCGAGCGCTGGCTTCTCTTCACATCCATCGCGGGCGTCATAACAGGCAGTCACTGGGTGCTCGGCCGCATGTTGGGAGTAGATCGATGAGCCCTTTGTACGTATACCGCTGTCCGCGTTGCGGCGTTGAGCAGCACGACATGCGCACGGTCGCCGAACGCGACGACGGCCCGTGGTGCAACCACGCGGGCGCTACCGGCTACGACGGCGACGCCCAGATGGAACTCCAGATAGGAGCCACGCCCGGCATCGTCCGCGACCCCGCAGTCCCGAGGAGTTCAAAGTGAGCGACAAGCCCGAAGTGCATTACGTGGATCTCGCCGGTGAAGTAGTTCCCGGGGAACTGGCATTCGTCTACCTGCGCGAGCACCACAGCGCAAAGATACCGGCCCCCGGTGAGTGGATCAGGACGACGCGCGTGCAGCTCGTGCGCGCCCGCGGCGCAGGCGGCCCGGTGTTCGAGACGCGCAACACCGTCTACAAGCCGTATCTCACAGATGAGCAGCTCGACTTCGAATCCCACAAACAGGTGGCCGCATGATCAACTTCATGGTCCTCGCCGGTCCGCGCTCTGCAACGACCTGGCTCGCCAACCTCCTGACGACGGACGAGACGCTGTGCCTGCACGACCCGTTCCTCGAGTACACGGCCGACCAGTTGCAGCAGATTCACATTCCGGGTCGGCGTATCGGTATCTCCTGCACTGCGGCCCTCCTCCACCCAGAGTGGGTGCTAGCCCAGAGGTGCCCGAAGATCTTGATTTATCGCGACCCGCGCGAGATCAACGCATCGCTGCGCGTCCTCGGCATGAACGAGCTCGACCACGCCCGGCACCTTCGCCGGATGCAGGCGATCCCGGGAGCCAAGATGTACGACTGGCGGTCGGCGTTCAGGACGGCCGATGCCGTCGACATGTGCAAGCGCTTGGGCGTGCCGTTCGACCTGTACCGGTTCCGGCAGCTCGTCAACATGAACATCCAGCCGCAGTACCAGCAGCTACCCCTCGATCGTGAGGCGGTGCAGGAGTGGTCGCGGCGTGTCACGGAGGTAGGACTGTGAAGAATCTGGCATTCCCCGACAGAACGCAGAAGCGCGACGGTAGCTGGGTGCAAGAGACCGTGACCGCCATGCGCAAGGCGAGTGGCGACCGGCGCGCGGCGGCGAAGGCGCTCGGCATCACGTTGCAGACGCTCGCCTCACGCATTTCCAAGATCAAAGGGATGGCGAAATGAGCGTGAGAAAGCTCTCATTCCCCGACAACGGTGGCGGTCGCATCCTCCATACGGAGAAGCTCGACCCCGTTGCCGCGCCCAAAGACCCCCGCATCCTCGTGCTCGACATCGAGTCCGCGCCGATCGAGGCGTATGTGTGGGGCCTCTGGGACCAGAACATCGGCATCGACTTCATCAAGACCGACTGGACCATCCTCTCGTACGCGGCGCAGTGGCTGGATGGCAGCAAGCCGTTCTATGCCGACACCGGCGGTCGCGGCGCGGAGAAGGTGCGCGATGACAGCATGCTCCTCGAGCAGGTATGGCGGCTGCTGGATGAGGCCGACCTAGTCGTCGCCCAGAACGGCAAGCGGTTCGATGTTCGTAAGATCAACGCGCGCCTGATCGAGCACGGCTACACGCCCTACTCGCCCATCCGCGTGATCGACACGATGCTGGAGGCCCGCAAGGCGTTCGCCTTCACGAGTCAGAAGCTCGCCTGGACATCGAAGCTGCTTACCGACAGCCCGAAGTCGGAGCACAAGAAGTTCCCCGGGTTCGAACTCTGGATCGAGTGCCTGAAGGACAACCCGCTCGCCTGGAAAGAGCTCAAGAAATACAACATCCAGGACATCGTCTCGACGCGCAAGGTGTACTACCGCCTGCGGCCCTGGATGGCAACCCATCCCAACCTTGGAACGTATGACCTACGCGCCGGAGGAGTCTGCCCGAAATGTGCAAGTCCGAAGCTCCGACACGCCGGGTTTACGACTTTGCAACAAGGAGTGTACACGAGGTACCAGTGCACGTCGTGCGGCGGGTGGTGCCGCGGGAAGAAACTTCTGACGGACGTGGAAACACGAAAGAGCAAACTGACATGATCCAGTACGATTTTGAGAAGCAGTTGGCCGTTAATGATGGCGTCGCGGGCACCGGCAAACCGGTCGATCCGCGCAAGACGATGCCGCTCGCCACGGGCTGTCTCGATTACTTCCCCGATGCGCTAACGGCTGTAGCGATGCTGAGCTACTGGGGCAACGCGAAGCACAACCCCGGCGAGCCGTTGCACGACGCCCGCGGTAAGTCGGGCGATGACGCCGATGCATTGCTGCGCCACCTGAAGGACCGCGGCACATGGGACGAGATGATCCTTGCCGATGGCACGAAAGTCGAAGTGCGGCACTCCGCCGCCGCCGCCTGGCGGGCGCTTCGGCTCCTGCAGCGGGAAATCGAAGCCGAAGGCGCGCCGCTGGCCCGCGGCGCCAGATTGTAATTTCTACTTTTCCACCACAGCAGAGGACTTGACATATGGCAGAGCAAGAAGACGCCCTGAGCCGCGTCGCGACCAATCTGGCGTTGATAGCCGGGGCGATCTCGACGCTCGCCGAGGCGGTGAACGGTACGTACGGCGGCAAGCCGATCTACGCGCAGTCAGGCACCGTGGCTTCGGTGCCGCCAGCCGCCTCCACAGCCGACAAGGCGGCTCCCAAGCCGCGCGGCCGCCCGGCGAAGGGTGGCAGTGACGCCCCCACCGCCAGCACGGCGCCTGCGGCCGCTCCGGCGGTCGTAGAGGCCGATCCGTTCAATACGGCCCCGCCCGCTGCCGCCGTTACGGCGACCATCGATCAGGTACGCGAGGCGCTGACGAAGCTGTCCAAGGTCACCAGTCAGGCCGAGGCCCTGAAGGTGCTCAAGGAAGCGAGTGGCGTCGATAACCTGACCGAGCTCCAGCGCACCCCGGAGAAGTACGCGCTGGTCTTGGCGGCCGCCGCCAAGAAGAGCACACCCGGGGAGCCCGCGGCCGAAGTCGACCCGTTCGAGACCGGCACGATGCCTGCAGCAATCGCCCCGACGGTAGAGGACGTGCGGGCCGCGCTGGTTGAGGCCGGCAAGCGCACGAGCCAGGAGACCGTGCAGAAGGTCGTGATGGAGCACGGCGGCGTCGCGCCGGCTGCCGGTGGCGGCAGCGGGCCGTCGCTCAAGGCGCTCCCGGCCGAGAAGTATGCGGCGGTGATTGCCGCCGTCAAGGCGCTTCCGACCACCAAGACCTGACCGAGTCCCGCCCGCGCGCTCGTGGTAGCTGTCCTGCCGCGGCAGTAAAGCACCGAGCGCGCGGGAGATGGGCGGAAAACCAGCCGACAGGTTGTGGCCTGTCAAGCAGCGGACGTTTGACAGGCTATAGCCTCACAGGAGAACCGGACATGCAAGCGGACTACATCACAACCCTCTCGCGCGACGCCCAAGAGCGCAAAGGGAAAATCAGGACGTTCACTGGCAAGTATGTGAACCCGCTTGCGCTTCGGGCTGCAGACATTTGCATCGAGGACATTGCCCATCACCTGAGCCTGTTGTGCCGGTACACGGGCGCCTGCCCGCAGCATTACAGCGTGGGGCAGCATTCGCTCGAGGTGTCGGCGGGGATGGCGCTCCGGTTCGCCGGATCGAAGGAGGCGACGCTCGCGGGGCTTCTACACGATGCAAGCGAGGCGTACTTGAACGATATCGCCTCGCCGGTGAAACACGCGCCGTTGATGGCGGAGTACCGACGGATCGAGCACGAGACGGGGAAACTCATCTTCTGCGTGTTCGGGTTGGACCCCGAGTGGCTTGCCTGGACGAAGACTACGGACGATGCCGTGTTCCGACAGGAAGTGGCCGGGTTTTGGGGCACCGGCGTGCGCATGCCGCTCTGGCATCCAGCAGCGGTGGAGGAAGAGTTCTTGAAGCGAGCTCGGGAATTGCTTTGAGCGAAGTCATCGTCATCCCGCCGGGGCCACACAGCCCTCTCGGCCCGTCGAGTTCCGAGCGTTGGCTCAACTGCGGCGCGGGTGAAGGCCAGGGGCAAACCGAGTACGCGGCCGAAGGGACGGCCATGCACACGCTCTCGGAGTGGGCACGGAACGAGGGACGATCGGCGGAGCACTGGAAAGGCAAGATCCTCCAGAGCGGCGAGTACCAGTTCAAGGTCGGGAAGTCGATGATCCGCGCCGTCGACACGTTCGTCGAGAGCGTGCAGAAGCTGCCGGGGCCGGCGCTGGTTGAGGAGATCGTGACGTATGACGAGTTGGTGCCTGGGGGGTTCGGAACGCTCGATGATGCACGACCTTATCGAGATGCGTGTGTCGTCACCGATTTTAAGGGCGGCAAGGGAGTCGTCGTCAGCGCAAAGGATAATTCGCAGCTCAAGCTGTACGACCTTGGCGTCTTCTTCAAGTACGACTGGATATACAAGTTCAAGAAGTTCATCAACCGCATTTCGCAACCGCGTAGAGGCGTGGCAGCCGAAGTGGAGTGTGAGGAGATCAGCGTCGGGCATTTGCTCCAGTGGGGATACGACGTAGTGCGGCCACGCACCGAGGCGCTGTTGGCTGGGAAGCTGAAGGATCAGTACAAGGCGGGCCCGCACTGCAAGTTCTGCGGCAAGAAGACGACGTGCTCAACGCGAGCTTCGTACAAGGTGTCGCACGAGACAGGTGGGACGTTTTATCGAGATGCGGATGAGGAACTTATGGAGGTGGGAACGTGACAGAAGCTGACTACCGCGCGCGTATCGATCGCCTTTTACAGCGCGTTCGCGGGCTGATCGATGACGCTGCTGCATGCGGGTTGTCGCTTTCTTTCGGCTGCTGGGCATGTGGCGCCAGCGATTCGAAGAATCACCCCGCTAACGGATGCAGTTTTTGCCGTAAAAATATGATAGTAGTTACAGAACTTACTACGTCAGACGACCCGAGAATTCAAGCTGCAGCTTTGGTTATGAAGACGGTCAAGTAGGAGGGTTAGTGGCAAAGTTAACTATATGCGAATTAGCTGAAGCGCTTGAGAAAGTCTCCGGGGACAACCGCACTGTAGATTTGTGCATGGCCGCGGCGGGAAAATTGAAGGAGGCGGATGAGTTGCGTAACGCAGTGGAGTGCCGCGCCGATGCGATTGCGCATCAAGCGAATTCGAATCGGGCAGTAGACGCCGCCGTTGCAAAACTTCGAGCCAACACCGTAAACGTACGGGAGGACTGAATGACGCTTTTCTCCAATAATCCTTCTACGTCGGAGCAACAGCGCGATTTATGCATTGCCGCGTTGCGAGAGATATCTCTTGGGGCGTACCAACACGCTACGTGGCTTGCCGGGACAACGCTCGAAAAAGTGCGCGCGCTAGAACCCAGCGCACCTCCCGCGCCACACATCGAGGGCTCGCTGTTGCCCCCGAAAGACATCCGTTAATACGAGGTAATGGACAAACATGGCAAACGAACGACCCAAGATCGAACCGAAGATCATCCGCATCCCCGAGGGACGCGTCAGCTTCTACCGTCCGGAACTTCACTACCGTACCGACCGGTTCGGCAATGAGGTGAAGACGGACCCGAAGACGGGGAAGGCGAAGAAGCCGCAGGCGACGATGACCTGGCTGCTCGACCCGAGCAACGCGCAAGCGGCCGCCACCATCAAGGAGATCAAAGATGAGGCGCTGCGGCAGCTCGACATCTTCTTCAACGGCCGCAGCAACTGGCCGAAGGACAACGAGACGACCGGGACGAAAGGCGTCCTCTTCTGCTTCGGTGAAGGGAACAAGCTGAAGAAGGTCTACGACGGCTACAAGGATATGTTCTACGTCAAAGTCGCAGACAACACGCCGCCGATCATCGGTGACCGGCGCGGCCGTCAGGTGGAGCTGCTGAGCGACAACGCTTGGCACATAGTCGACCGTCAGACCGGCAAGACGACCGAAGAGACCGTCTCGAGCAACGAGGTGCCGTACGGCGGTGCGTTCTGCACTGGTCGCATCAGCCTCTACGTCTACAACAACGAGCAGGCCGGTGTGAACGCCAACTTCCGTTCGGTGCAGTTCGTGCGCCCCGGCGAGGCGTTCGGCGGTGCCAAGCGCACCGCGGCGGATGAGCTCGCCGACATGCCTGGCGACTCGGCGCCCGCTGCGGGCACGGCGGGTAAGGACCCTTGGGATTGATTTGAGGAGAAGCGCTTGGGGCGGTGCTTGCGGCCGCCCGTCTTTTTCTGGAGAAGTGAATGGCAAAGTTCCTCGCAATCATCGCCCGCAAGTTCGAAGTGGAAGTCCAGGCGGATACGCTTCAGAACGCGGAAGCGATTGCCCGCCAGATCGTCGGGCAGCTCGGCACTGCGAAGCTGTTGTCGGTCCGCGCAGAAGGTGTGGCCGACGATACGACCGCCCCACCCTTGCCGCCTCGTGGCCGGCCGGATCTCGGCGGCTCACCGGGCACGCCCGTCGTCAAGACGGAGATCCTTGTTGACCAGATAGCGAAGGTCGCATGAAGGAGCGTTGGAAAGCCGTTGTCGGATTCGAGGGCTTGTACGAAGTCTCGGATCAGGGGCGCGTGCGCTCATTGTCGCGGCCGCGCACCCCCGGGAAGGTACTCGCGCAGGCAATATGCACGAATCGGTACCCGCAGGTCGCCCTCAGTAAAGAGGGGGTTCGTACCATGCGGACGGTACATTCGATTGTCTGCGAGGCTTTTCACGGACCGCGTCCTGGCGACGGCTACTGGGTAGCGCACGATAACGGGATCAACCAAGATTGCCGCGCCGGCAACCTCGCGTGGAAAACCGTTGCGGCCAACATGGCAGACAAGCGCCGCCACGGTACGCAGCCTGTCGGAGAACGCTGCTGGGCGTCCAAGCTAACAGACGATGTCGTGCTGCATGTCCGGCGGCGCTACGATGAAGGGTGTACAAAAGCGGCAATTGCTCGCGAGGTTAACTGCGCACAGGCCACGGTTCGCCGCATCCTTGATGGTACGTCTTGGAGTCACCTGCAATGACCGTCGCGCATCTAGACTTCGAGTCCTACAGCGAGTGCGATCTCGGCGATTGCGGGCTCTACAAATACGCGGAAGACCCCACCACGGAGATCCTTTGCGTTTGCTACGCCTTCGACGACGAAGAGGTACAGCTCTGGCGCCCCGATTTGGACGGCCCGTGTCCTGAGCGGCTGCGGCAACACATCGAATCTGGCGGCACGGTCTGCGCCCACAATTACATGTTCGAGCGCGTGATGTCGAACAGCGCGGCCGCCCGCAAGATCGGTTTCCCGCCGCTGGGTATCCCGCAGGGTCGCTGCACCGCAGTCAAGGCCGCCTCGAACGGCATCCCCCGATCTCTTGCCGAGGCGGCTAAAGCCCTCGGCACGGCACCCAAGGACGACAACGGTCGCTTCGCAATGCTGGCGCTATGCAAGCCGCGCAAACCTACCAAGGCTGACCCCGCTACGCGATGGACGATGAAGAACGCGCTGGAGAAGTTCGAGACGCTCTGGCGATATTGCAAGGACGACGTGCGGGCCGAGCGCGAGATTGACCAGGCCCTGCCGGATATCGACCCGAACGAGCAGCGGCTGTATGAGCTAGATCAGCGTGTGAACGACGCGGGGTGGCTTGTCGATCTTGAGTCCGCGCAGAACATTCTCTATGTCGTCGAGCAGTACAAGGAGCAGCTCGCCGTCGAGTGTGAGGAACTGACACGCGATTGGTTAACCGGGACGGGACTGAAGCCCACGCAGCGCGAAAAGATCGCCGAGTGGGTTCGTGCCAACGGGTACCCTGGCTTGCTGGACATGACAGCGGAGACGATCAAATGTGCCGTGAAACTCCCCACCATCCCCGAGACTGCCAAGAAAGTCCTGCGGATTTTTACCGCGTACGGTGCGAAATCGGTGTCCAAGCTGCAGGCGATGCTCCGTGTGGCCTGTGCGGACGGCCGCTTGCGCGGCATGCTCTCGTTCTACGGGGCGGCTACTGGGCGCTGGTCTTCTCAGCTCGTGCAGGTGCAGAACCTCGCGCGGCCTCTGATCAAGGACCCGAACGTGGCGATCGAGGCGTTCCGGGAGCGGTCGCTGGAGACCATCCGCTTCCTGTGGCCGGACAAAGATCCGATGAAGGTGGCGGGGTCGTGCGTGAGGGGATTACTCGTTTCGTCCCCTGGCATGGATTTAGTCTTCCCGGACTTTAGCGGGATCGAGGATAGGGTCAATGCTTGGTTCTTCGATGAGCAATGGGTGCTTGATGCCTACCGGGATTACGATGCGGGGAAAGGCCGGCATCTCTATTCCATCACGGTCTGCCGCGCGTTCGGGTTGGATCTCGCCGGTTTCAGCGACGAAGACCCGCGCCGGCAGTGGGGCAAAGTCATGCGCCTCGCGCTCGGGTACGAGGGCGGCGTGTCCGCATTCGCCACCATGGTTGATACCTACGGCATTGATCTTGAGGAGATGGCGAAGGTTGTCCTCCCGCTCTTGCCGGTGGAAGCCCTTGAGCACGCGAAGTGGATGCGGGAGAACCATCCGTCGAACACAGTGAGTGGGGACGTTGAGACGGCCTGCAACGGGTTGAAGTTCCTCTGGCGGCGTGACCACCCGCATATCGTGCAAGGTTGGAAGCATCTCAAGGAGGCAGCGGAGCGCGCTGTCGAGTTCGAAGGCCAGGTGTTTTGGATACCGAACAAGAAGATCGGCTTTCGCGTCGAGACGTACAAGGGCCGCAAGTGGCTGTGCATGCGCCTGCCGTCGGGCCGGAAGATCAAGTATTTCGACCCGGAGTGGACGCCGCCGCGGGAGAGTGAGCGCTGGATCAACAACGAACTCGTGCCGTACACCATACCGGGCTTCATGGACTACATGGGCGTGGACACGTACACGCGGCAATGGATGCGCCTGCAGACGTATGGCGGCAAGCTCGACGAGAACGCGGACCAGGGCTTCAGCCGGGATCTGTTGTGCAACGCGATGCTGGCGCAGGATGCAGCCGGGGAGATCATCGTGGGGTCGGAACACGACAAGGTGATCCTCGAGGTGCCCGAAGGCGGCCAGGGGCCTGTGGACCGCATCAAGCAGCGCATGATCGACCAGCCTGCGTACGCGGCGGGGCTGCCGCTCGCGACCGACGGGAAGAGGAGCAAACGATATGGGAAATGATCGCCCCTTTAAGCTTTTGGCGTACCTGCCGAACGATTCCGGCGCGGTTGTCGGGCTGACCGGGTGGGACGAGCAGTTGATTGTTGCCTGCGAACACGGCGTATACGCCGTAACGGAAGACGGCCAATGCTTCAAGCTCGAGTCGGTCGTCAAGCGCCGTGACGTGTGGGAGCGTCAATGAACACCCGAATCATCTGCATCGACGGCCCGAAGAAGGGGCGCGAATACTTCTTCCCGGAGGAGGTGCGCCAGTTCCAAGTCAACGCGGTAAAGCCCGATTTCAGCTTAGGTGGAATGGGCTACTTCGTCGGCGTCATCTACAGGACGTATCACATGTGGGGCACCGGTGTGCGCGTCGGCATGGTCCAGTGGATTGCTGAGCGCGGCGCGCCGAGGGAGTACAACGAGGCCGAGTGGACGTACCGGGCAACTCCCGTTCCAGTGGGGTGGATCCGTGAAACGCTTTATCGCTAATACCGGTTTATTGTTACCTGACACTGCGTTCGGCGGCGTTACGTTCGTCTATCCGCACGGCAGCATGGACGTACATGGGCGCAATGTCGAAGCCACTCTCTTGTGGGTGTGCTTACCGATCTGGGGCTTCGAATACTGCCCCAGCAACGATGACTGGCGATGGGCTCAGCGCAAGCTTTGGTGGCACGGCCACGAGGGTTTTCAGCTTACGTGGAGATTTTTCTATGAAGACCGTTTCCGATTTGATCGCCCCCGCAGCCATCTCGCGCAAGCTGCTCGAGAAGGATGTGCAGAAGCAGTGCGTCGCTTGGGCGCGGTCACGCGGGTACTGGGCCAGAAAATTCTCTTCGCCATCGCAGCGAAGCGTGCCTGACTACCTGTTTGCCCGCGCGCGCGAAGAGAGTTGGGCGGACTGCATTACGGATTCCCACTACACGAAGGAAATCCGCATCAAGTTCGCCACCGAGTTCAAGGCGCCAGGCAAGACGAGTACGGACGCTCAGCTCGAAGAGCAGGAGCTCATGCGCGAGGCCGGGTGGTACGTCTTCGAGTGTGACGATTTCGAAAAGTTCAAGCAGTCGGTACTGGACTACGAGAAGGAGTGTTGTTCATGAGCAACGAACGACCGCTGTCCGAGAATCCGCCGGACGACCCTGTATCCGCGCGGCACCTATTGGCGAAAGCCCTCCAGTCCGACCCCGACTATGCGTGGGCGTGGCACTGCAACCTAGCGATGCCGATCATGGACAACGCCCGCGTCTCTCCCGAGGTAGCGAATCGCACGGCAGCAGTGCTGATGCGGCATTTCTTTGATATCGACATCACGAATCATCCGCACTGGAGCTACGGCAATGGTTGAGCGACAGCCCTCCAAGGATGAGCTGGGCGCGTTAGACCACGCATGGCTGGCTGCGATGAGCACCGATCCCGGTGGCGTGCTCAAGCACATCAAGGAGCAGCAGGCCGAGATCGAGCATCTGCGGGGCTGGCGCAAGTGGATGCGGGATCAGCTCAACGCACGCCCCACTGTCGAGACAGAGGTTGTCGATCCGAAGATCAGGCTACGAATTACCCCGCGCACCAATGCGGAGTACGAAGCGCTGCGGCTGTTCCAACGGATGATGGCTCACGCCGATATCGAACTGGTACCGCCAGCCGAGGAGAGCGAGTCCGTTGTTCTACCGCTCTGATCTTTACAACTATCAGCGTCATGCCGTCGACTTCCTGAAGTCGCGGCGTAATGCGGCGCTGTGGGTGGAGATGGGCCTCGGCAAGACCGTCGCAACGCTCACAGCGTTCAGCGATATGCGGGAGAGCTTCGATGTTCGCAAAATGCTGGTCATTGCCCCTAAGCGAGTAGCCCGTAAAGTCTGGTCAGACGAAGTACAGGAGTGGTCGCACCTCAACCACCTTCGTGTCTCTCGTATCGTGGGAACTGCTGAGCAATGCTTTGATGCTCTCAAGAGTGACGCGGACATCCATACGATCGGACGTGATCGCGTTCCCTGGCTGCACGCCCAGTTCGTCCAGCACAACAAGCTCGTAACCGAGTGGCCGTGGGACTGGGTGGCCGCCGACGAGGCCCAGACCTTCGCATCCCAGTCGAGTCAGAGGTTCAAGGCACTCGCGGACCTGCGCGAGAAGACGAAGTTCCCACGCTTAACCGAGCTCTCCGGCACGCCGATCCCGAACGGATACGGGAAACTCTGGAGCCAGCTCTGGTTACTTGACAAGGGCCATCGGCTCGGGAAAAGCGAGACCGCGATGCGCGATCGGTGGTTCACGCCGCCGAGCGGCATGTTCCAGAAGTGGGCTCTGAAGCCCCACGCACCGCCGGAGATCCATGAAAAACTCAAAGACATCGTGCTCGTGCTCAGGGAGAAAGATTACCTGGATCTCCCGCCGGTCAAGGACAACTTCATACGGTGCGAACTCAGCCACACGGCAATGCAGACGTACAAGAAGTTTGAGCGCGAGTACATTGCGGAAGTTGCTGGGAAGCAGCTCACTGCGGTTAACGGCGGAGTGTTGGACGGTAAGCTACTCCAGCTCGCGAATGGCGCTTGCTACACGGGTGAGAAGCGCGAGTGGGTGCCGTTCCATGATGCAAAGCTAGAGGCGCTCGAAGAAGCGCTGGAGGAGATCGGTGGCAAAGTCCTCATCTGTGTCAACTTCAAACACGACACCAGTCGGGTTGCTGGCGTACTCGAAAGGCGATCTAAGGCTGACGGTCGGACCTGGAGACACTTGGACTCTGACCGGGACTTCGCTGACTGGGCTGCTGGCCGTATTGACTGGGGAGTACTCCACCCCGCATCTGCCGGCCATGGTCTCAATGATGTATACAAAGCTGGCTGCGAAGACATGCTCTGGTTCGGGCTCACCAATAACCTCGAATGGTACGAGCAAGCCCGCGCCCGCCTCACGGGTGGTCATCGACGAATGGGCCGAAATGTCCGAGTACACCACATCGTGGCGCAAGGCACTCGGGACGAGGACTACATCCGGCTCATTAAAGCGAAAACTCTCACCCAACAAAATCTGATGGCTGCCCTCGCCACCAAACTCGGGAGATGCTGATGCTCAGCAAAAAGATCCGGCTCACGCGCAGACAGAAGGACCAGCTCGAAGTGTGGGGCCACGGCTTCCTCTTCGCCCTACAGGTGCTGGCGGCCACCCTCGCCTTCGGGGTCCTCCTCGAGATGATCGTCCGAATGCCGAACGTGTCCTGAGCAACGTCCGCCGCTGGCTTCGCCTATGGCAGCATTCTGCCTCCGTGCATGCGTCACGTCAAGGGGTGCAACCCATTGATCGCGTAAGTGCTTGAGGCAGAATGCCTTTGCGACACGTTATATATTATGCGTAGTTCCGTGTTACCATATCGCGGTGTGGACGAGACCCAAACCACGAAAAACAAAGGCGAAGCTCGCCAGCAAACCAACATCGGCGCAAATTCAGGCGATGCAAAATGCCTGCTACGGAAAACGCGCTGAGGACATCGCGGCATTATGCCGCGTCGACCTGGCGACGGCGCGCCGGTGGAAGTCCGGCAAGTCCCGCATGCCCTACGCCGCCCAGGCGCTGGTGAACGGGGATCTTGGGGCCTTTAGCCCGTACTGGGTGGGCTGGCTCTTGCGCGGCGAGGACATCATCTCCCCCGACCAATGGACCATCCGCCGGAACGATGCGCTCTCGGTCCAGCTCCTCATGGGGCAAATCTCCGCCCTCAGAAACGAAAACGCCGCCCTGAAGGCGGTCGGTTCGATGGAGGAGCAGCCCCCCGTGGGGACGAAGATCCCCGATATCATTGCGTAGCGGGCTCAGTCGCCCTCGGTGTCCGCGTCGGTGTAGCCGACGGAGCTGAACACGTATTCGAACGGGAAGGATTGGAAGCCCGTCAAGTTCGCGAGCATCGTGGCCGCGGGCGTTCCACCGGGGAGCGCCATGATGTGCTCCACAAGACTGATCTGCGCGGCGTATAGTTGCTGGGCGTAGTTCTGCGCCACCGTCACCCACCCTGCCGTGCCGTAGCCCTCGGCGTTGCCGGGAAGCGGCGCAGGAGCGTTCTCGTAGAGCGCCTGCAGGAAGGCGACGCGCGCCGTGAGCGCCTGCCCCACCGAATCCCACGCGGGCGCCGTGTACGTCTCGAGGATCGTCGCGGCGTTGATCCATCCCGTCACCATGAAATGATCGATCGCCTCAACCTGGAGCTGGTTGAGCTGAGCCGTGAGCTGGGCCAGGACGAGCGGGTTGGCGTTCGCCGTGACGAGCGCCTGCACGGTGGCGATCTGCGCCAGCAGCGCGGCGCCGCCGGTGTCTTGGCTGGGGGCTACTACAGTCATGCGCGCCCCTGCGCAACGCGTCGGAGTTGCTTCAGCGAACTCCTCGTACCAGGGTCCGCATAACGTACCTTCCACGCCGCACACACCGCGCGCATGCCAACGACCGGGATCACCCGGCAAGTGTCGAGGATGCTCATGTGGACGCCAACGAACTCGGGTCCGTGGCTTTCTTGTTTATTGGCGGCACCCCCGGAAAGCCAATGGTGAACATGATGTGCGAGCTCATGTGTCAAGGTAAGCAGATCCTGTGATGTTCCCTTGCGCGTGCTAAGCCGTATGGTTCGGGGTGTTGAACCCCACTCCGCCGCCCACTTGCCGAGATCGGCCCACTCCAGATGCACTTGGGGCACACGGTAGTTGCGGCATATCCCTGCCGCCAGCCCCCGTTGCACTTCCGGTGTCATCCTGTGGTACCGGCGCGCACCGATTGCTTCGTTCTCCATTCTGTACACGCGGTACTGCTGCGGGTCCGATTTCGGACTGCGCTTCACCGGGTAGCTGAACTTTTGAGCCATGACAGCTCCTAGCGATGCAGCCCGAAGTAACTCGCGACGCTCCCTATGAGCGCCCCCGCGGCCGTGGCGACGAGCCCCCACACTCGAGCGGCCCCCGCCTGCTTAGCTTGCGTAGCCTCTATGGCGACGAGGCGCCCGCCGTGATTTTTGATCGCCTGGAGTTGCATTTCCGAAGATGCCTTCAGGCTGCCAACGTCTCCTTTGATCTCGAGCAGTACGTCGTAAATCTGCCCGTTAGATATCGCCATCTGTCGCGCTCCTCGGTACATCCGGTGTGTAGGCAGCGGCAAGCTGCCGGTTGCATTGCGGGTCCATAACCCCATCGACTGGGACGGGCACGGCGCGCCGGGTGGCGACCGCAACGGCCTGTCCCGTCGGATTCGTGAGCGCGGCCAGCACCTTCTGCCAGAGCGCCCGCCTCTGCTCCGCGCCCTCCATAGCTGACCCGTTCACACGTCGCGTGGTGTAATCGAAGTCACCGGCATCCGCCGCGGCGTTCAGATCGTTCTGCTTCCAGAAGAACCCCGCCGTGCGCGCCGCGATGACCGGCTGCTCGATCTGGATCGGGCGCGGCTCGAGATCGAGCGCGAGAGCATCGCCCACCGCCTTGTAATTCACCCGCCCCGTGAGCTCAATCAGGCCGCCGCCGCGGAACCTGAAGCCGTCCTGGCTCTTGGCATCGCCATTGCCGTTACGCCCCGCGTAGACCGCATTCGCCAGGCCCTGCGGGTTCATCACGTAGGGCTGCGCCGCCTCATCCGTCGGGAACTCCTTGCCGAACACGGCGCGAAGCTGTGCGACCGTGCGGTAGCTCATGTTTTCGCGCACCACGTTGAAGTTCTCCGACTCGTAGCCGCACTGCGCGAGCCACATCGCCAGGCGCTCATTCGTCGTGATGGCGAACTCCTCGACGACCTGATTGAAGACGCGGACCCAGTTCGTCGGGTTGCGGCAAGTCGTGAAGACGGCACGAAGCTGAATGGGGGTGATCAAATCCTTCTCCTACTGAATCAGAATGAGGTTGTAACTCACGGTCTGCGTCGAGCCGATCGTGTGAGTGCACTGAAGGTTCAAACCGCTCATGCTCACCGTGAAGGAGGAGTTGTGCGCGAGCACCGTCAGGTTGCCTGCGCTCTCACTCACGTTTAGTATCGCGATGGCATAGTCACCACCCGAGGCCGAAACGCCCGCGCAGACGAGGTACGTCGCGAGCGCGACACTGGGCACGGCGACGAGCGTGGTCGCGGTGTTGTTTGGCACACTCGTCGAGCCGTTCAGGGTCTGCGGAGCGACCTTGAACACGGGGGCGAGATTGAAGGTATGCGTGCCGGTCCAGGTCGGTGCGATGGCCTGTGAAAGAGCCGGCGCACCGTCGCTACGCATGAAGCTGGTGGCTGAGCCGTTCACCGCAGCCAATCCCAAGCTCGCCGAGGGGTTCGCACCGACCGGGAGAGTCTGATCCCCGGTGTTCGTGCCAGAGACGGAAGCGTTACCGGTGAGCACGAACGTGTAGGTGTCGAACTTCACCGTACCGGAGACGGTCATGCCGCCGGTGAACGTGTGCAGTCCCGTCCACGTCGGTGTGATCGTCTGGTCGATCGGCGGCGCGCCGTCGGAGCGCAAAAACGTCGCGGCCGAGCCGTTGACGACGGCAAGCCCCACTTTCCCCGTCGGATTCGCTCCCGAGGCGCCCGCGCCGCTCCCGCTAGCACTGATGGCGTTCGTGTTCTTGTTGATCGACCACGTGATGCCACCACCGTCCAGGAGCGTAAGCCCTCGGGCGTTCGAGAAGAAGTTGCTGGTGAGCGCTACGGTCACGAAGCACGCCGGACGCGAAGGTCGGTGATCTCGATCGCCCCGCCGGTGCTCGCCCGGACACCGAAGCAGACGTAGGCGGTGAGCGCCGGCACGACGAACGGCATCTCGATGAACTTCCACGAGCCCTGCGGGATCGAACCGCTATCGGCAAGCGTTGTCGCCCCGACGCCCGAGCCGGAGGCTTTGTAGCAGTCCGCGATCACCGTGCCAGTGGACCCTGTGGAGAGGTTCGCCCAGCAACTCACCCAGTAGAGCTCACCTGGGGCTACATGCAGAGCCGAGCCCTGAAGGTCCGCCTGGCTCCCGGGGTTGCCGTAGGTGGCTTGGGCTTCGTACGAGGAAGCCGCAGTGAGTGTGAGCTGAGCAGCGTTGTACCCCGTCGGCCCTGTGTTCGTAGTGGCACTCATTGTGCTGCCACTGCCGGTGATCTGCGTCAGCGTCCAGCCCGTCGTCGTGTACCCGAGACGATCGAACCCGACTCCCTCCAACATGCTGTCCGTGGGGAACGTGTTCAACATGTAGACGTTCGTGTCCGCAGCCGTCATGTTCATGCGGTGGTTGCGATAGCGCACCGTGGTCGCCGATCCCGGCTTGACGATACGGACATCCGCACCGCTTTGAATCCACCGGTACTCGTAGCTCTCGGTATCGTTGAGCAGCACCTCGAACGGCTCGGTCGTATCCGAGCAGTCGATCATGACGTTGTTGTCGAACGCCCCCGTGCCGCTCGGGCGCAGCACGAACATGTCGCTGAGTGCGAGCACTCCGCTCGCACCCGTCGCCACGATGAAGGTGGGCTGGAGCGCATCTTGCAGGATACGACCCCCGTCGAAGCGAACGCCGTCACCGTTGGTGGGCGTCCCGTTGATGCGCAAGGGAGCCGCGATCTCGATGATCATATTCTGGCCGCGGAACTGATACAGCTCCGCCGCCACGGTGATACCGCTGCTGGCGAACTGGATCTCGCCCCCCGTGCAGTTCACGATACCGTTCACCACTTCGAGCGCTCGCCCGTTGGCATAGCTCCACGGCGCGTTCGGCGTACCGCCAGTCTCCGGCCACTCCTCGGCGAGGCAGACGAAGATCGGGTCCGTCATGTGCAACACGCCGTTGGCGTGGTTCGAGTAGAACGGGTTCTGACAGCCGCGGGTCCGCCAACCGTGGATGCTGTTCTCGCTCTGCGCCTCGCCCGTCGAGGAGTTGCCGACGAGTGCGCCGTAGATCATCGCTCGAACCGTGGTCCCCGAAGCGGTCTGTACGCCACCGAAGTAGGTGTGATTCATCCCGAAAAAGACGTTGTACTGCGCCGAGTAGTTGGCGTTGTACCACCACGTGCCGCAGAGGTAATACTGACTGAAATTCCCGTCGACATAGTAGTTGTAGACGTTGGTCTCAGTGGCGGCGAACACCACGACGGCATTCGTCGCGGTCGTCGCGATGCCACGGATACACGCGCCGTTGAAGTCGATGAGATGCGGTCCGTTGAACGGGAAGGTGATCGTCTGCACGCCGTAGATTTTGTCTTGCGTGAAAACGATCGTATCGTTGGAAGCTATGCAGTTCGTGAGCGCCTGGGTGTCATCCGTCACGCCATCGCCGACCGCTCCGTACCGCTCAGGGATGCCCGGAGCGATATAGAGGTTCACCGGCACGACGCTCGCGTTCTTCTCGAGTGTCGTTTGCGGGTAAAGCAGGCTGCCGATGATCCCTTGCGTGATCGAGCCGCTCGAGGTGAGAACCCCGGGCGTCGGGTTGCCGTACGAATCGAACGCCAGGTACTTGCCCGCGTAGTTCGCCGGAGTGAGGGACGTGACGGGCGCCGGATAGTTCGTGTTTGGGAGCTGCAAGCACTGACCGATCTGCGTCTCGAGCTGCTGCGCGATCAGGTACAGGTTGTTGAACTCGGCGTTGAAAGCCGCGCTCGAGAAGCCTGAATTCTGCGCGAACTGCGTGATGCGCTCGATCGCGATATCCCGGTAGAGCGTGATGATGTCCCCGGCCGTAGCGCCAGTGGACAACGTCATGTTGCCGCCCGTATCGTTCCCCTGCCCCGAGAGCGAGTAACCGTTGTCGGTCGCCCACGTGATCCCGTTATAGACTACAACGAGATCGCTATCCTGCGTGATCGGGAACGGGTACGGGAAGACCGTCTGCCCCGAAGTCGCAACATACTGGACGTACGGGTCGACATCGGGAACTTCGCTCAGGGAAAGAGGGATAGCCATTACTGGGCTCCGTATTTAAGACGGTTCTTCTGCGCCGTCCACTGGGTCATGCGTTCGGCGAACTCGGGGTCTTCCTGGAAGAGTCGGGTGCGGCCGATTCGGTCAGCTTGGTTTTGCACGTGCTCGAGATACACCGCGCGCTCTGCGGGCGAGGCGCCCTGGTAGAGAGGCGACTGGATGAGATCGGCCAACTTCTCGCGGAAAGTCATCGTCCCGTTGTTGAAGATCGGGTCGTGCCGGCTCATGGTCACGTACCGGTCGTATTCTCGCGGCGTGAGCCGCATCCCCTCGCCGTCCTGCAAGCCGCGACCAGCGCCCAAGAGCGCGAGCTGTTTCGCCGGCATCGTGATCGGCACGCTGTGCGTGAAGGCCATCACGGCTTGGAGTTCATCTGTCACCGGGTCTTTCTTGGAAGGACTGCTGGGGAGCGGTGAGACCGGACCGAGGATGGAATTGCCGCTGTAGGTCTTGATCGGCTCACCGAAGACATCACGGCGCGGTGCGAGGGCCTTCGAGCCTTTCACACCGGGCAACGTCGGAAGCTCATCCCTGATCTTGCCCATGAGCGTATACGCGTTACGCATGTACGGGTCTTGCATGTTGCGGACGAACTTGAGCGCGCCGCTGAAGGGCACCATCGCCTGCCCCATCTCATCCGCCCACATGGCGAAGGCACGCTTGGGATCGTTGTACATCTCTGAGAACTTGGCGGCGCCTTGCATGAACGTCTTATCGCCGGTGTTTGTTATAATCGAAGCCATGATGTTGGATATAGCATCCATCATCGTGTCCCCGTGCTGGGCCATCGAGTAGCCGCTCTCGTCCTGATCGATGAGCGCATGAAGCGCGACAGCGTCAGCCGTGGCGCTGGCGACGGAAGCCATGGGCTCGAAGTTCTGGTACGAGCGCCAGGTATCCTCTCCGGTGAGTGGGTTCGTGACGCGGATCGAGTACGGTGTGCGGCCGTCAAGCTCCCACTCGCCGCGCTCTTTCGGGTCCTTCGGGGCATCGCCGGTGATCCGATCGTGGATCGCCATCCAAGCGAACATACTGCCCACGGCTGTGCCGGTGGCAATGCGGCTCTTGGCGAGATCGCCTTCGAACCCGCCGCCTGCGATCTGCGCGCGAAGCCGGCTCGAGAAGACCGCGAGCGGCGTGCGCTCGAGCAGGCTCTGCTTGAATATGTTGGTGGCCGTGCGCATGAACGGGAAGATGTAGCGCAGCACCGGGGCCTTCTGGAGCACGTTCTGGAACGCCTCGCCAACGCCACCTTCGGGGAACGGCGTCTGGAAGGTCATGCGATGGCCCCACGCGTCCGCCGCCTGTTCCATCTCAGGCGTCTGGTTCTCCATCATCTGACGCGCAATGTCCTCCGCATCGCCGGGCTTCAACGTCCCGGCCGAGAGACGAGCCCGCACTTCCTTGAGGGTCATCATCGTTGCGTACGAGCGGCGCCCAAGCGTCTGAGTGAACTGGTCGATGCCACCGATGATCGCGCCCGGGTAGTCGACCGCGCGGTCAACACCCTTCACGATATTGCCGAAATAGCCGTCGCCGATCTCAGGCAACAGCTCGCGCGTCGGCCCGTTAGCCGGATGCAGGTTGCCCTTCTGTCCTTCCTGCGACCGCATCACGGAATCCATTGACTCGCCGGTCTTCAGGACCCGGCCGGCCATGCGAAGCGCATCAGCCCCGCCGCTGATCACACCGTGAAGGTGCGCCACCGCATCGCTGATCGTCGCGCCTTCCGCCGCGGTCGGGAATCCACCCGCGCGCGCCGCGAGGCCGTATATGCCGCGCCCGATGCCCGCCGCGAAGATGTCGGCGCTGTTCAGGGCGAGGTTGAAGTTGTTGCCGACGAAAATGCGCATCCACGTTGACGGACCCGAGAGGATGCCGTTGATGAATATGCGCGACAGTGCGCCGGTCGCCGCTTTGCCGATGCGACCCGCGAGGTTCGTGCCATGCACGATATTCGCGATGCCACTAGGCGTCCCAGCAAGCTGTATCGCCTTAGCGGTCGCCTCCATGTTCGGGTTGTTCTGACGGATCACATTGGCGATGTGGTCCATTACCTCCGGGGGCAGGTTCCCGGGGATCTTGATGCCGAGCCCCCGCAACGTCCGGCCGGCTTCCGCTTTGCCGCCCTGCAGCTGCGTCACGAAGTCGCTCACGAGCTGCTGATGCTGCTGCCACTGCGTGACTTCGACGGAACTCGCCGTGCCGTCGGCCACCTTGCCGGAAAGGGCAAACAGGTTCCCTACCTGATCGTTCGCGATCATGCGCGCGGCCAACGCGACTTCCGGGCTGGGCAAGTTCGTACCGACCACCCGACCGAGTACCTGCTTCGCGGTGTCGACGTTGACCGAGAGATCCTGCGCGAGGCCGATCATCTGGGCATCGGGGACCGTGCCGCGGCTGGCCGTGTCGATCGCGTGCCGGTTGTCGCTCGCCACCTGCAAGAGCCCCGCTTTGAGCGAGTCGGGCGAATCGATGACATTCACGTTCGGCATGTGGGCGACGTTCAGCGTCTCCGCCTTCACGCCATCCAAGTTCGCCGTCATGAACCGGGTGGCCGCAGCCTGGACATCCGTCGGCACAGGCGGGGTCGGCTTCGCGGGCGGCGGGAGCGCGCTGGCGGGCGCCGGCTTGCCAGAGCCGTCGATATTGGCCGGATCGTTCACGCCCCCGACGGCGGTCGGCGCCTTCGGGTTCGGCACCGGCGTCCCCTTGGGGAGACCGGATACGTCTGGGACGCCTTGAGAGGCGCCAGGGGCGGCGCTCGGCGGGGCCGCATCGGCGGCCGCGGCCGCAACGGGCTGGGGCGCTGGCTGAGCGTTGACGGAGGCTGCAGCCGCGCCTGGAGTGGGCGGCGGCACATCGGTCGGGGGCAGGCTGGGGTCGATTTGGGGGGCCTGCACGCTGACGGGCTGCATGGGCGGCGGGGCGCTCATGATCGGGGGCGCCTTGGCGGCTCCTGCGGCGGCCGCACCCGGCGCCAGATCGGTGGCAGCCGAGCGCGCCGCGAGCGCCCTTTCCGCGGGGTACTCGACAGCCGCGGACTTGGCGCCCTTCATGGCGGCCTCGAGGGCTTCAGTCAGGCCGAAGTCAGGCAAGAGCTTTTCCCCTTATACACGCGCAGGTACCGCGCAAGCGCACTAAGTAAATCGGGGCTATCATGGGCACGCCCCAAAAGATTGTTGCATCGCGCGCAAAGTAAACCGCGAACGCATTTACCGCAGCTACGACGCGAAGATGCACAGCAGTTATGGTCGTGATCAATGTGCGGCGTCTTAATGAACTCACCGCGACAGCCCGCGCACTTTCCTTGCTGCTGCGCAAGCAAATTCTCAAACTGCTCTAACGTGAGTCCGTGCCGTGCAGCGTTCTGCTTTTGCTGCTCCGACGCGCGATTGGCCCGCACCCATGCAGCATGCACAACAGCTATTTTCGTCTTGTTACGCTCATATCGAGCCAATACACAAGGAGCGCAATCACCTTGCCCGCTGCGTTTCCCTAGACGCGGATACCGCGGCGTTTCCTTCTCGCATTTACGGCAGTACCGAAGAAGCATCAATGCTTCTCCACGATCTTCGCGTGCTTGGCGTCAAAGAGGACGAGGTTGCGGCTCCCCTTGCCGGCTCCGCGGGACCCCTGATCGAGGTAGCGGATACCTGGAATACCGCGCAGGTTGAGGACGGCCGATGCGCGCGGAGCGCCCTCGTCGCCGCGCTGGACGTAACTCCAACCCTTCGGAGACCCCTCGGGGTCGGGCGGCGTGTCGGGCATGAGCTTGTGGGACAGCATCTGATAGGCGTCTCCACCGGTCATGTTTCCGTCCGTAATGCCGTACGACTTGAAAACCTTCGCGGCGCCCGGCTGTTCAGACAGCGGCTTATCCCAGTCGAGCATGTTATTGACATGCTCATCGGGGATGTCGACGTGCATCAGACGGCCAGCGCCTTTGGAGTAATTCCCTGACCGGATCAGGTGCGCCACATCGCCCCAATATTCTTGCTGGTCAGGAGGCATCTGTGCGACGCGCTTGAGCGCCTGGCTGTATGCCTCACGAGGACTTCCGGCCTTCGCAACGAGATCACGGGCATCCTGCATGCGCATTCCCAGGCTGCCGTTGGGCGAGGCGTTTTTCGTCAGCATTTGCTGGTAATGCCCGGCAGTAGCGGGGTTCTCTGCGAAATACAGGCCGTGGCCGTACGCCTGAGCGCCCTCGCCTGTCCCGATCTTCGAGTTGTCGAACTCGTCGAAGTCGTGCGGCGTGCCATGGAATACGATCTTACCGGCCTGCGTCGCCTGCGCCGGGCGCGGGAAGTCCCCGGCCGAAGTCGCGCCGTTGTCGATCAGGTAGCGCAACCCGGCCGTGCCCTGCTTCAACGTGCTGGCGGCCGCGGTCAGGAGCGGCGTCGCGATCATGTTGACGCCGAAGCCGTCGATGACGTTTTTGAAGCGGCCCTCGGCCTCTGACTCATTCGAACGATCGGACAGGTAGTTGATGTAGGCGTTCATCGCACTGCCGTCCGGGGCGATGGCGTTCAACACATCGCCGAGTTTCGTCTCTGTGTGCCGGCCGAGGGCCAGCGTGTCCGCAAAGCGCGCCTGGTGTGGCTGTAGTGCCGTCGCATCAGTCACCGCGCCCGGGGCAATGACGTTCCGTGCCAGCTTCCCAAGATCCTGCTTCGCCGAGGCCAACAGATAGCCGCCGAACTCTTGCGTCGTCGAGGCGGCAATCGCAGCATCGTGTACACCGGCGAGTGCCTTGCTGTAGCCGGCGAACGGGATGGCGAGCTGTGCGACGTTCTGCGTCAGGCCGTCAACAAGATTCGGGTCCTTCACGGCGACTGCATCGCGGAAGTCGAGGATGGCGCTGCGGGCGTGACTCCATATAGAACTCGGCGGCGGCGCGGCGGGAGCCGGATCGCCCTCCACCGTCTTCATGCGAGCCGCCATCGTGGGGTCTTGGCTTTCCGTGTGGCTGAGCGCCGCATCCTCGTTGGCCTGCACCGGGTTCTCAACGGCCCGAACTGACCGGGAGAAGTTGCTCTCAACCATGCGGCCAAGGCCGGCAACGGCATCACCCGTGCTCGCGGCGGCATCCGCAGTACCCGCGGCTACATCGCGGCCGACGCGCGTCGCAGCCTCACCCCAGCTCCCGTCGTGCGCCATCGAGTCGGCCGCGTGCACCGCGCCGTCGATCATGTCGGTCGTCACGCGCGCAGGCATCTGCGTCATCCAGCGCAAAAGCCCCGGAGACTGCGGTGCACCGCTCGGGCCATGAAGTGCGGCCTGCGCATTCGCCGTTATCTGCTGCTGGTTGCCCTGCTGCGCGGCCGCGGTGTGCTGCGCAATGAGGGAGGACAGCATTGCCGGATCGACTGCCATGTTACTTCCCCGAGGCCGCGCGTAGCGCCTGCGTGATCCGTGTCTCGTAGCCCTTCACGGTCGTGTCGTACGTCTTCGAGTCGGTCGGATTATTGCTGCCCGGGCCGTATTCCTCGATATAGCTCTGAAGCGCCGCCTGCTGCGTGTCGACGACGTTCATGGCCTGCTTCTGATGCACGCCCTTGATGACTTGCTGCGCAATCGTCGCGGCCATGCTGTCGCGCTTGGCCGGGTCCGTGCCCTGCATCAGCGTCGTGTACTCCTGGTTCGCATCCTGCAGCCCGCGAAGCTGATCGGTGGTAAGCGTCGCGGTTTCTGCGCCGCGGGGGATCTTCAGCGCATCGCTGATCGCCTGACGGGCAAGTTTGACGTTCTGCGTGCCATTCCAGCCGTCGCGCTCTTTCTGGGCGTACTGCGACAATGTAAGTTTGTCATTCCAGCTCAACCCCGGCAGGTTAGCGATATCCTGATTCGTCATGTCGAGGAGGCGCGGATCGTGGTACGCATTCCACTTCGATTGCGGAACGCTCTTGTTGTCCCCACTCAACATCTGTGTTCGAAGCGACCGCGCCGTAGAAGGTTTCAAATCGCCACTACGCACAGCATCATCGAGCGACTTCATGGTGAGCTTCCCCTCGAACAACTGGCTCGTGTAGAGCTGCTCGCCGGCTTTATAGCGCTGCTGCTCGGCCGTGTTGCCGTTCAGCTTGATCTGGCGCTCCATGAGGTTCTGCTCGCGGACCTTCGTCGTGCCATCCGCCATGAGCTTCTGGAACTCCGACTCGGGGAGAACCACCGGCTCTTTCGTGTTCGCCAAGTTCGCAAGGTGCGCCTCGCGGAACCGTTGCAACACCCCGAGAGCATCTCCGTTCGGGTTCGCGAGTTCGCGATCGATCTGAGTCTGGAACACCTGCTCCGTCACGGCGCGCATCGCGCCTATGCGCAGGGCCTGCGCCTGCGCGGGGCTATAGAGTCCGCTGTTGACGCCGCCCTGGATGAGCAGCGACAGCTTCACCTCCTCGTCCTGTGCGCGCAGTTGGTCCTGTGGGTTAGCCGAGCCCTGGAGATTAGCAACGCGGCTCGTCTGTCGGTCGATACCCATCTGGTACGTCGCGCGCTGCGTGTCCTGCTGTTGCTGCGCTTGCGCGCCGGAGACAGCCGCGACGCCTTCTGCCAGATGCCGGTTGTACAGTTCCGTCAGCATCGGAACGGCATCAGCCGGCGCCGTCTTTAGAACGGCATCTCTAACTGCGCTGTAGGTTGTGGCGAAGGTTTTGGGGTCGTTGTTCGCTTCAACCCGAAGCCGTGCCGCGGCGTCATCGGCTTGCGCCTCTGCTTCGACCGCATAAGCGCCGGTGGCGGCATTGTTGAAGGCTTGCCCATATGCTGTGAATCGCTCGAGCCCCTGTTGGTACTGGGGGTGGCCCGTATTGCCGGACGCGGCCCCCGCCAGGGCGCCCGCGTGGGTTTCGACCTTATCGGCGATGTCATTGACTCCCCCCTCGAACGTCTTGAACGTGCGACTCAACTCTGAAGCGCGGAAATTGGCCGCCGACTCTTCCGCCTCCGCCGCGCGGTTGATGCCGTACATGTCGACTTCGGCAGGCTGCTGAACCTGCCGGTAGTCCTGCCCATAGGGACGGCCGCCGTTACTCTGCGGCCCGGGGATCGCAGGAAGGCCAGGAATAATGTCTCCGCCGGGGCCTGCCATTACAGGAGTTTCCCGGCGACGGCGTCGACGTTCGCGTTGCCCGCAGCCCCGACACCAGCGCTCACGGCGCCCAAGGTGCCTGCACTCGTGGCGTTCGATGCCGCGTTGTCAAGCAGCGATACCTGCGAAGAAGCATTCGCGCTGTTGACCATGAGATCGTTGGTTCCCTGGTTGATCTGCCGCAGCGTATTCGCCCCGAAGCTAGTGGGGCCACCCGTGCCGACGGCGCCCAGACTTCCTGCGTTCTGCGAAGCCATAGCCGCCAGCATTTTCTGGCGCATGTTTATCTGCTGCTGCGTCGCGTTGATGGACTCCGCAAGTGCCTTTTGCTTGTCAGCTTTCGCCGTCGCTTGACCCTGCTGAATAGACGAATACGCCGAGACGCCAGCACCAACAACCGATGCGGCCGCCGCGACTTCAACGAGAGCACTAACTCCAGCGTTCATTTAACGCCCCGAGAAAAGTAGCCAAGGGTTGCGCATGAACACCCTTGTGATTTGTAGATCAAACGGCAGCATGAAACGAAGGTAGAGGTAGACAGCGTAAAACACACGCCAAAACAAATACTTCACTGCTGCTGCCCCGCAAGTTGTACGTCGAGATACATGAGGTAAAACGGCACCGGATCTACCTGCGTAAACACCACCGTTTTGTCCTCCGTCTCGTCCCAGTTCGTCGAATCCTCGAGCGTCAAAATGCCGCTGTACGGCACGGGTGCCGTGTCGAAGTTGAACGTGTCAATCGTCGAGGTGTCGAGCGGCTCGCCGTTGTAGAGAAGGCCCAGCGTGTTCGCTACTTTGATGCGCATTTTGACGATGCGTTTCTTGCGTGCGAGGTTCGAGCCGGCCGGCCAGCGCACCGTCTGCAGCGGCATCGGCTCAACCGTCGGGTTGAAGTTGATCCCGATCTCGTACGTCGTAGCCGTGTACGGGCGGCCGCCGAGGGTGAGCGATACCGCGCCGTTAACCGGCGTCACATTGTCGAGCACGTACCCGTCGGCGATCGCTCGGCACTCAACGCCGTTTAGCCAGCTGAGGCCGCTCACCGTGGACGAGGGCGCCTGCGTCACTGAGCCGGTGCCGCAGTCCGTGTACGTGCCCTCGACCGCCTGCTCCAACGACACCACCCACACGCCGTTCAGGTTCCGCCGGACGATGAAGAAGATGTCCTGGGCGACCGTGCAGACGTTATTGAATACACCGTTCGTCTCCCAGACGACCCACGCCTGTACGCTCGCTTCCTTGCACGAGTTGTAAACCGCGCACGTGCCATCATATAGTGGGTTCTCAAGCGCCAGGTTGACGCTGTTGTTCGCGCCGTTGCACACGAACACGTAGTTCATCTCCTCTACTTCCGACCCGTTCCACGACGCGATGTCTTGAACGTCGTAAATGAGGTTCGTTGCGAAGGAGGAGATGCCGAGGGAGTTGTACTGGTTCTGTGTGTAGTCGAACTGGAAGTCACGGATGACGTTACCGTTGCGCTGCACGAACACGATCTGCCCATCTACCATGACAGGCTTGATCTGCGCGGTGCCGTACTGCGTCTGGTTCGTCGGAATGCTCGTGGGGGTGATCGGCTGGCCGTTGTCGTTCACGAAACGGAATTCGCCGCCGCTCGTGAAGAGGCAGAGCGACACGCCCGGAAACAGCGCCGTTACGGCATTCAGCGCGACGCCGTTCAGCGTCGTGTAGATCGCCTGGTCGTCCAGGCCCTGTGCGGTATCGAAGTTCAGGATGTCGTTGACCCAGCTCCCAAGCAACGTTTCCTGCTGCGACCGCAGACCGCCGAAGAACATGCGGCCCTGGAAGAACGTCACCGTGCCCGGGTAGCCGCGCGTCGCGCTCCAGGCATCTTCCTGCTGCGACACGCCCACCTGCGTTTCGGTCGCGGAGGCCGTGGCGTTCGAACTCAACGAGGTGATCGCGATGGCGCCCATGTCGCCCGCGGCGGCGTCTGCGAACGTGAGCGTGTAGCCGTAGCTGCCGTTACTCGTGCAGCTCACACCGGTGTAACCGTTCACCACCCACAGTGCCTGCACGGCCGTGGCGATGGCGTTCGCCGTCGTCTGGTTGTCACCTGCGTAGGTGATCGGGCCGGTCGTGTCCGTCTGAATCGTGAAAGTGAACGTGTCACCGACGTTCCAGCCGCTGTTGAAGTCTAGCGTCTGGAGATCCGAGGTTGCCGCCGGGCTCAAGGCATCGGCATAGTCAACCTGCGGGATCGCGGCGAACTCGGCGAGGAAGGTCTGGAAGTTGTAGAAGGACGCGTTCGCGCCGCCTGCGGGAGCCAGCGGCGAGGAGAGCCGCACCACGAACTGCGGCGCGTAGCTCTGATGCACCGCCATCAGCGACTCGGCGCTCGACTGGCCGTCGAGCAGCGCCAGATCCACACTCTTGTACGGAAGCGCCAGATAGTCGACGACTTCGCCGTCATAGACGACGATGCCCGATCGGTCCGTAAGCGCCAGCGCGTACGGCTCGGTCGTGCTGACTTCGAACGGGATCAACCGGCTGGCGGAGTAGTTGCCGCTGTCACCCCACAGCACAAAATCACTGAACGTGACTTCGGAAGTCAGGTCCGCGCCGCCTACTTTAGCGACGCGCCAGTACCGCGCATTCGTGTACGTCGCCGGGTATGTGACACCTGCCGTGCGCCGGTAGGTGTATTCCGCCGTGCTGTCGAGCTGGTAAAAACTGGCACCGAGCGTTGCCCACGTCGAGTTGTCGTTGCTCCACTGGATGCAGAATTCGGTGCTTGCGCCGCCGCCGAGGATGATCGCGAGACAGTCGGCAAAAAGTACGTTCTGCGCACTTCCAAGATCGCAGTGCACGAGTACCCAAGGGTTTGTGGTGCTCGGCGCGGTGGTCGTGGTGAACGCGTTCGTTTGGCTGTTCGTGCCTATGCCAGTGAGAGTCGACGGGCCGTTGGGGCATGTGTACGTGCCGGCCAGCAACGTCAATTCGTTCGGAAGTATCAGGTTTTGCACGAGCCCACGTCGACGCTGCACGCCGCCGAGATGCACGAGCTCGATGTTGATACCCTGAAGCAGCGCAGACGCGTACGCGCTGGTGTCAATGCGACCTTGCACACGAGGATCGAGCACTCCCGAGAGGAAGTTGCTCTGGATATCATGTGTTTGGATCTCTTGACCCACTTAGCGCACCTGCACGAGGGGGTTGTTCTGCAGCGGCCGATTCGGGCGCCCCTGAGCGTCGGCGAACTGCGCGCGGGCGCGCTGTGCGTTGTATTTCGCGGTCATGACTTGCACGCCGGTGTCGGATTCTGTGATCGGGCTGATCATGTCGCGCGCGAGTTTGAACGTCATCAGCAAACTGAAATACGAAGGCACCGATGACGGCGCTGGCTTAAACAAATAATCAAAAGTCAGCACAGGCGCGGTGGCGTTAATCGGGCCTGGATTGGATGTTATATTAGTGTAAATAACGTCCCCGTATATATCATACGAGCGATCAGTCCCGACGCCCCAGATGCCAATCGGCAGGAGCATGTCGGTAGGAAGTTGAAACGCGTACATCCACTCATTGGGTGGTGTTGCGTTGAGCTGCGCTAGCTGCGCCTTCTTGGACGCGAAACGCCAGCGATTGCTCTGCAATTCTTCCTCGTACGACATGTCGAACAATGCCGCCGCGACCGCCGCGCCGTACCGGTTGTCCGTCAGGCTGTTGAGCGGCTTCTCTCCACATAACACTAACGCCGCGGATATCCACGATAGTTGCGTTTGCGTTACGATGGCTGCAGATGCTGTCATGTGTTTAGCCAATTGAATTGGTTGATGTACGTCTCCAGTGCACGCATGCGCACGGGATCTTCTTTCAACGCGCCCATGCGCGGTCGCGAGTTCGAACCTTATCCGGCTCGCGTTGGCGTCGCGCTCTTTGTTGCTCCGGAGTGCTCATGCCGTCGCGCGATATAGGTGGAGGAACTGTCCAACGTCCCAAGGCCGGGGCTTGCCGTGAAACACGATTACGCGCGCCTCTGGCGGCACGCCCTTGGCGCAGTTGACTTTCCACGACACGAACTGGCCGGGGAGAAGATCTTGAAGGCGCGCGGCGGTATTGAGCCAGAGCGACTCGAGCAGCCGCTGATCGCCGCCCGCGCGGTAGAGCGACATGTGCCAAGCCGGGTGCTGGATGAACAGATCCCACGCGACGGTGCGGTGGCGCTCAGGCAGGAACATGACGCTGCTCTGCAATCCTTCCTTGAGCTTCTTGCCGTCGCGGTAGAAGTTGCGCAGCATCGCGAGCGAGTTGACGCGCGTCAGATCGTCGAGCGGCCCGACGAGCACGGTGTCGAGATCCATGTAGAGGATGTCGCCGCGCACTTCCGGGTCGAAGAGTTCCATCTTCGACCACCAGCCAGGCCACTTGCGTTTAAGCGGACGGCACTCGACGCCCTCAACTTTCATGTCGGTGAAACACGAGAAAGTTGCACTTGGGGCGTGCTTCTCGAGCTGGCGCTTCAGGGCCTGGACGTGCGACGGTTTGAAGTCGCCGCCGGACTTGAGCACTGTGACTACGTGCATGTCATCACCACGTCGTTGTGATAGCGAGCCACTACCTTGTAGCCGAGCTCGTTGGCAATCCATTTCTCGGCGTCGTACTTGCTCGTGCCGAAACGCGTCGACAGGTTCTTGTCTTCAAACGCGATCACAGGCTTCGAGCGGCGGATCGTCTCAACGGCACCCTGAATGGCTTTGAGCTCCGCGCCCTCGATATCGAGATAGATCAGGTCACAGTCCGTGATGCCCCAACTGTCGATCGTGATGCAGGGGATAGCGCCATTGCCGCGCCGATCAACCGCGATGTATTGCGCGCCGCGGTTTTGCGCCTCGAATTCCATCCGGCAATGCGTCTCGGCATCGAATAAGGCCGCCGGATACATGTCGACGTTCGGCGTGCCGTCGAGGTTGTCGTACAGCAGGTTGAAGCACTCGCGATCCGGCTCGGCGGTCACGACGTGATCGAACATTTGCGCCAGGCGCCACGGCCACACGCCCATGTTGCCGCCCGCTTGAATAGCGGTGCGACGCTGCTTGCAGAGCTTCACCGTGCGATCAAGATCCGACATCCAGTCGAATATGACCTTGATACATTCCCGATCCTCATCAGGCCACAGCCATTTCCGGCCGAGTCCTTCAGCTACTCGTGTCATCCGCTTCTCCTCGGATCAGATCAAGCTACGAAGTTGACCCACTTCCCGTTGGTGCGAAGCGCTCGGACGCCCGGGATGCTGGTCACGTCGACTTGGCAGTTCTGCCAATCGTTCGACCCGGCGGGCATGAAGCGCACCCACGACGGAATCGAGGCGGTCTCACTCACGAGCCGCTTGACGTACGTCAGAAACCCGTAACGCGCTGACGCGGGCGTTGTAGCGCCAGCAGACTGCGTCGAGCCCTGGCCGCGCCCCGCGCGCTTGTACACTTTTTCAACCTCGGGGAATTTCGCCGCCCGATTCAAATTAACCCATGTGGACATGTCATCAAGCCTCTTAAGGACGCCGCAAATACGCGGCTAGTTTGTCCGCGCGGTCAGGACTGTCATGAAGAAGCCCGATCGCTAAATTACAGCTATGGCACAACCAACCGCGAAAAGTCCCGAAAAGGTGGTCGTGATCAAGCACAAGTGGCCGGCCATTTTTAGGCAGCCCATCGCAAATTTCGCATTTCGCCGGCGCCGTACGCGTGGGCAATGGAATACCCATTCTGCGTCGCCAACTAAGCAAGTTATTTTCTCTGTTCTTCGCTTTGTTGTTTCGCCGCCATCGCTGCTGGGCTTCCCGGGCTTTTACTGGATCAGCATATGGCATCAGGCGGAGCCCCCAAACAGATGCGGGTAAAGCCCGACATTGACCAAACCCGCCCTTTGAATTCGGTCTCCGCGAGAATCTTGAATTTCTCGCGATAGCCCTTGATGATTCGCGTTTCCTGCACCGGTACGGATTCGCCGTACGCCATCCCGTGATCACCGATGCGGTGGCACATGACGTGTTGAGGCACGTTCGCCTCGCCCGGGAAGTAGCCCGGTTGATCGAGCGGGCAACCACACAAGATCACCTCAGTTGCCCCGAGGAGGAACGCGAGCTTTGCGGCCTTGCTCGCCGAGGTAGCCCCAACACCGACTTCATGCGGATGCCAGTCCGTGACGCTCGGGAAGAGCTCGCGTGCCGTCTTCTGGCGGTGCGGGTGCGTCGTCGCGTGAAGACGCCAGGGCGGAGCATTCGGAAAGCGCTCGCGGCGCTCTCTCGCGAAGAATTCCGCCTTCTCTTCGTGACCGGCCAGGACGTGCTCGGCGGTCTCTATTGCCGTGCACGCGCCGTTGACCAGCATCAGAGCTGCAAACGGCCGAATTGCCAGCGCGCGTTTCACGTCCTCGTACAGACACGGCGCGCTGCCCACCACGAGCATCGTGCTCATGAGGCGATTGGTTTGACGAATCCTGGAACGAGCGCCGGAATGACGAGCAGTCCCGCGCCCGTGTAGCCGGTAGCGGCCCCGTTGGTACTGACGCCTGGGCCGAAACCTTCAACCCACGTTGCCCAGTTACCGTTCATCGCCCGACCGAACGACGGGCCTGTGTTGGCCTCTGTGAGAGCCAAGGACAGCAGATTGAGGCGGTTCTGCTGCGTGTTGCCTACATTCAACGTGCCTTGCTGCAAACAGCGCAGGCGGCACGCCATCTGAAATGGCACCCATTGAGTGTAGGAAGACATCGCTTAATACGTGCTCGAGTCCGCCTGCCCGTACGTGCAGGTGCTCAAAATGGTTGCGGGCGGCAGCTTATTGCTCGCCAAAAGGTTGGCAACGAGCTGGTGCTGCAGCGCGGGAAGTTGTTGGCGGTACGCCGCCGACTGCACGGGGTTCTTGTTTGCCGTCACCAACGTCTGCATTTGCACGATCTGCGCATACAGCGGGTAGTTGGCGGTATCTGAACTAGGGACTACGACTCCAGACATGCTAAAACCTCCGAAAAGAAGGGGCGGCGAAAGCCACCGCCCCGCGCGGAATTAGCCGCTGTTGATGCTCGAATTGATGGCCGTGAAGTTGAACAAGTCAACCACACCGGACACCGGGGGAACCGCCGTGATGTTGCGGGTGTTGCTCTTGACGACGGCGAGGCCAGCCAGCCACGGGGAAGCCGCCGTGGTGAAGTAGACCAGGTCGCCGACCTTGAGCTTGTTGGCGACGGCGTTGAAGTAGCCGCTCGCCGCGACAGTGTCGAGAGAAGTCTCGGTCGCCTTGTACACCCAAATCGTCGGGCAGTTGTCGTTCACCGGCCCGAGGCGGGTGAACTGCGTGTTGTAGCTTGAGAAAGCCATGTGCGTTTCCTCTGAATGGAGTTGGTGAACGGCTACCGATTAGGTGCCGTAGACGTTCACGATCACGACGCCCAGCGGGTCGATGACCACGGAGCCGCCCATGTAGATGCTCTGGGAGAGCCACGCGTTGTTCTGCGGGATGAAGTCCACGCGCGAAGTCGGCTCGATCGCCGTGGCAAGCCCCATGGCCGCCTTGTCGTACGCGAAGCACTCGGTCACGTTCGAGGAACCAGCCGGGAGGCCGCCCTCAACGCGATTTTCAAGCACCTTGAAGGTGAACCCGAACATCTTCTTGTTGTTCGCGTCGGCATCCGTGAGGATGCGCATCGACTGGTAGTCCGCGCTCGTCACTTCGATCTCGGCGAGGGCCGTCTCGAGAGCGATTGCGTTGATCACCATGTAGTGATCGCCGCCAGACGCCTGCTGCTGCACGAGGTACCGCTTGGCGTGACGGATCTTATCCGCGGTCAAGCCGGTGTTCGTGCCGGCGTAACCGGACGCCACGGTGCCAGCGGGACCGGAAACGGCCGCCAGCGCGTTGATGACAAGCTGGTCCTCGGCACGACCGATCGCCTTCGCATTGTCCTTCGCGAGGAACGAGCGCTCGTCGATGTTCGTCTCGGCCTGGTCGAACAGGTCGGTGTAGTCACCAACGCGCCAGTTCGTCAGGGTCGCGAAAATCTTCGTGTGGCTCGTGTCGTTCGGGGTGATTTCCTCGGCCGAAGCGGTCTGCTGGTAGGCAACCGACGCGCCGATCTTACGGAACGCGAACTGTTGGCCGACGATGCCGGTCTTCACACGCACGGTGTTACGCAGGACGCCTTCGCCCTGGTAAGCCAGCTTCACATCGGTGTCGAACGACGCGATAGCGGCGTTCGTGGTTGACGTATAAACGCCACCCAAATTGATTGACATTTGAGATTCCTCAAAAGGGGTTGAAAGGGAGAGGCATAGCCGACTTCCACGGCCAACTGGATCAATTGGGGTCCCGGTTTCCCGGCCCGCTCTCACCTCACGCTGTCTCGTAGCGCACACGGCGGTTGCTGGTGCAGGCTTCTTTCGAAGGTCCCCGCGGCAACATGCGATTCTGTCTGAGCTCTCCCGTGAGAGCCCAGTGCGAATCACTTCGCTTATCTGCCTGCTGTCTGGTACGCGCGATCGGAGTAGCCAGCGTTCTGGAAATACTCGGCGTAGCGCTTCTCGATCTGCGCGCGGTAGCCGGGCACGGTGTCGACCTTCAGCTTCCCGTTGGCGTCTTTCGCCGCGTGGTCCGCCTTGATCGCATCAAGCCCTGAGCCGGGTTGCACGCCCGGAATGTCCTGGCCGGGGGGCGGCAGCCGCACCTGGCCGGTCTTCCCCATCATCTGCTCGACGACTTTGAACACGGCGTCCGCGTTCGCGCCGGAGGTGGCCGCCCGCAGATTCGCGTAGCCATCCGGGCCGAGGTTGGCTTTGCTCCACGTCACCACGTTCGCGATGCGCGTGTCAGCGTTCTCGCCGAGGCGCTCCTTGATCGCGGTCATGTTCGGGGCCTGCGCAGCCTCGTACTGCACGAGCATCCCGAGGAGCTCGCTGTATCCTTCCTGACTCAGCTGCTTCCCGGCGGCCCACTTCGTGAACTCCTGCATGACCGGGTGGTCCATGCTTACTTCGACGCCCTCGGGCGGCGTGAACGTATAGGCGGCCTCGCCCTTCTCGTTCTTCGGCGCGCCGGTGAAGGAACCGAAGCGGGACTCGAGCGCGGTGTACGCCTCGGCCTGCGCCGCAACCGTCCGGTATTTCTCGCTTTTAAACCAGGTGGGCTTCTCGCCCTCGCCCATTACTCCGTCCTTCAGGAGCCAGGACTTGCCGTTGTTCGGGTCGGCAGCGGTCTCCGCGGCCTTGATGAGCGCGCGGGCCGCCTCGAGCTTCTCGGCCGCGGTCGGCTCCGCGGCGGGCGCCGGAGCGTCTCCGGGAGGCAGTAGCGAATCACCGGGGTCAACCGGGGGCGGTGTAGCCGCCGGAGCGGGCGCAGGGGCCGCGGGGGCAGCCGGAGGGGCTGCGGGCGCCGCGGGAGCGGCTGGGGCGGCTGCAGGAGCTGCTGGCGCGGCGGGTGCCGTCGCGGGGGCTGCTGGTGCCGCTGCAGGTGCCGCTGGAGCGGCTGCAGGTGTGGTCACGTTGCTGTCCTCGATTTCGGTTGATTCGCGCCGTGCATGGCAAAGGCGATCTGCTGGTGCAGACCCTCAACAAATTCCCTGAATGCATTCGCTGCGGCGTACTCGCCCAACGTCGCGGTGCGCGGGATGCGGGCGTTGCGCGCCTGCGCGGTCCAGTGCTCGAGCAACTCCCGCGCGCGTGGGTCCGCTGTCGGCCCAAAAAACACGAGGTACCTCTGTGCGAACAGAAGTCCGCTCTCTTCTACCTTCGCGCGCTGCTCCTCTTTCTTCGGAAACAGCCAGTCAGCTTCACTCTCCCCCACGGTCTTCTCCTGCTACTGCGCGGGCACCGGCGGCGGCCCACCCTGTTGCTCGGGTGGCGGCGCGGCGCCTTGCGACTCGGCCTGCGCCTGCGCACCGGCTTGCTGCGTCTGCGCCTGCTGCTGCACCTGCGCGGCTTGCGCCACCTGCTTGCCGAGGGCCTGCTTCTGGTCCTCGGTCATGATCAGGCTTTCGGGTACGCCGTTGAGCCGCGCGACATACGCCGGCATGTCGTTGACGTTCAGGCCCGTCGATACCGCGGCGGCGCCCGCTTGCGGACCGAGTTGGAGCAGCGACTGCACCGTCTTCTGCAGATTCATCAAGTCGTCTGCGTTCTGCGTCGTCGCGAAGGGTGAGGTGTACTTCACGCTCACGGACTTGCCGTCGAGCTTGAATTTCGCCATCAAGCCCTTCTTCTGAAGGATGTAGACGCCGCGCGCGATGATCTTCGCGAGGAGTTCTGCCTGGATGCGGGTGTACTCGCCGTTCATGGCCCAGAGGCGGTTGCGGTCGGCGACACTGATCTCGGTCGCGCTCTTAACGGGGCCTTCTGAGGGCTCCGGCCCGAGCATCGTGCGGCGCACGCGCTCGCGCAGATCCTTCAGCATCTGCTCCGTGACGTTGAAATTTTGGCCGAGCTCAATCGGCTTCAGCGACGGCGACCCATCTGAGTTGCTCGCTACCGGGATGATCGTGTTCGGCGTAAGGCTCGCCGTGTACGGGTTCAACACGCCGTCACTCACGCCGGTCATCGGCGGGGCGATCGCGAGCGCCGCCTGCGTCAGCACGAACTCTTGCATGCGATCGAGCGTACGGGCGTCGGCCAGCGCGAGAAGCACGCGGCCGCGCCCGTATGTTTCCCCGGCTGTCTTCGACGCTCGCGCGACAATTGTCGGGTTGCTCTTTCCGAAGTCGTACCGCCAGATGATCGTCGGGCCGCATTCATCAATCACGACGCCGTAATACTTCTTCGTCTCCGGGTCGTAAATCTCGCCCTGGATGATCTCGAGCTTCTGCTCTGGCTGCTTCTTGATCATCTCCTGCGTCTGCGCCGGCAGATCGAACAGCTCAAGCCCCGGATACATGCGAAGGAGATTGCGTGCCTCGGGTTTGCGCTTTACGAACGTCGTCTCGATCGTCCCGTTTGGGCCTTCCTCGAGTTCCAGCGCCGAGGTATGGATCGACTGGAATACGAACGGGTCTTCTTGATCACCCTCGTTGAACGACAGCGCGCACGTGCCGACTTGCAAGTCGAGTGCCGCCTCGCTGATTACCGTGTTGAAGTTCGAAGCGTTCAGGTAGTTGAAGAACGCCTTCGTGGCCTTCTGCAACCCGCGCAGAATATTCGGGTTGCTGTCAAGTACGTCTGGTGTTAGCGCCCCGCCGGGGGAGAGCTGCGCCCACTCGACCCACGACGGGAAGAGGAGCGCGCAAAGCGTGTTGGCCGCCGTGTACGTCGCTTCCTGCAACGTCGAGTCGAATAGGCGGTTGTTCCGATACTGCCCTTCCGTATGCCAGGTGAACGTCTCGCGCGCGGGCATCGAGTACAGGTACGCGTCCCTGTATATCGAGCGCCAGAGCTCTTTCTTCTGGGCTGCGGCGTTCCGACGCTTCATCAGCATCTGAACGTCCTCAAGACCCGAGGGCAGTACGGACAGGAGCGTCACAGGCTACAGCGGCTTGAAGTGCCGGCGCGCCATGCGCGCGAAGTTCGCCTCTTTGCGCTCGATGCCACTCTTCGAATGCAGCCCCTTCTCGACACCCTTGTCTGTCAGCTTCCCGTTCTTGCTGCCGGTGACTTTCTTGGTGAATCGGCCCTTGTGGGCTGGATTGATGTGGATCGCCATCTCAAGTCCCCATGATCTTGTTGTGCGCGGTCAGGCCGTTGGCGAGCAGGTAGTGCGCGTCTTGCTCGCTTCCCAACACATGCAAGTTGTAGACGGTGCGCGGCTCGACAGGCGCTTCCACCGCGAATATGAGTTTCGCGTCAACCCAGCCGTCGCCTACCCTGATGGGGTGGGTTTCCGTGACCAGATCCGCCCCCATAACGCGCATCGGCTCCGTCGAGCCTTCGTGCACCAGAAGCTCGGCCGTATGGCGACCGGTGTGGTTGATAATTTCCACGATCGCAGGCAGTTCATCGAAGCGTCGGAACCCTTCGGCCGTCAACACTCGAGTACCGCCCGAGAAGCAATTCGCGCCGCTCGGGAGCGAAGACGACCCGCCGCCAAACCGGGTGGCCGCGGTGTTGCTCGCGGCCGGGTTTGCAGTCGTGTTCCCGCTCTGCGTCTGGCTGAGTAGGCTCTGCGAAGCGCTCACCACCGGGGGTGCGGAATAGCCTGTCACCTGGGCCTTGCTGATGCCGTTGCCCTGAGAACTGCCTGTATTGTTGTTCCCCCGTACAGCGCGAGAAAGCGCCGAGCCGCGAAACACGCGCGTCCCTTGCATGGCGTTCAGCATGGTCTTGCGCTGATCGTTCTCTTCCAGATTCAGATTGGCGTTGGTCATCGCCTGCTCTGTCTGCAGCTCTTGCTGTTGAAGAGTTGGACCTGAACCGCCGCTGCCACCCATTTACTTTCCCACTATGACGCCACCGCGCCGTTGAATGAAGTTATAAAGTTGCCAGGGCGTCCATATCCGCCAGCTGTTTATGCCGAGCGCGTACTTCGCAATCTCGACACAAGACACCGGGCCGAAGTGAAACCACTTGTAGATGCGCCCCTCAGGGCGGCTCACGCGAACGCGCTGAACTACCGAGTTGGGGCACCGCTCCCACGGGGGCGTCGAATCGAAAGCGATTTCGGCATCCAACGTTTCGATCGTAGGAAGCACATGTAGCCACACGACTTCGTTGAAGCCCGGGCCGTAGCGCACGGGGCGTGCGAGCTCGACGTGCCGGAAGCCCTGCTTCAAGTGTCGCATCCACTTGAACCACGGCACTCGCGGGTGGTACACGAGGTACCAATCCCGCACCTTCATCCCTGCCGTGTCGAGCAGCGACAGCTGCTCAGCTGACATGCTGGCTCGCGCCCTCGGCACCAAAGAGAACCTCTTCGTGCCAGCGGCCGGCGGCGTAGCGCAAGACAGCGAGGCCGCCCTCGTCAAGATCAATGGCGTCAGGATCGCCGAACAACACCTGGCCGAGGCACCGCAGATTCGAGCCGGAGCAGACGATCAACACGGGCTTGCCGGTCGACACCGCCTTCGCCGCGGTCTTCTGGAACCACGGCAGGAAGCGGCTCTGGAACCCGGTGAACGATTCGCCGCCGAGCGGCGCGGTCCCCGGACTGTCGATGAGCTTCTGCACCTCGGGACGCCCGTAGCGCTTCTTGGTGCCGGCGAGCACGCCCAAGTTCCATGTGCGCGCATCGTCCGTTGTCACGATCTTCGGTGCGGAGAGCGCGCCGGAGGAGACGATATGCGCGGTCTCGTGCGTGCGCTTCAGGTCGGGCGTGTAGATGTGCGTCAGAGGCACCGTCTTCAGATGCTGCTGTGCCGCCATCAGCCCGATCCGACCCTCGTCACTCAGCGGGAAGTCGAGGTGCCCGTCCGAGCGGTGCTCGACATCGAGCGCCGTCTGTCCGTGACGCATGAGGTAGATGCAGCCCTGCACCTTGTTCGCGGGAGCGCGGTCAAGGATGCTGTCGTGCGCGGCTGTGTCGAGCAAACTCACTACCAGCCGCCCTTCTCATCTCTCATTGAAAACGCTCCCGCTGCGTGGGTCGAAGTTGGTTTTGAAACCCGGGCGGCCCGGCGCAATCGGCTCGCCTTTCCATTTGCGGGGATCCTTCCCGACATTGCGCGCATCGCTCTGGGCCACCGGCGTTATCGACTGTCCTTTGCCCCACATCTCCTTGCCCGTGCCGTCCGAGTTGACCCGCCCTTCCCCGCCGCCCAACATCAGATACTGGTCGGCGTTCGCGATGTCGTCGTACGGCTTTGCGCTCTTGTCTGGCTCCTCCGTGTAGCGTTCCTCGCCCGCCAACTTCAACTTCCGGTACTGGTACTTCGTCAGGTACGCCGTCCGCAGGATCTTGCAGTCGGGGTGAATGATCGAAGCCGGCTCGCCGTTGACCATCCGCCGCAGCGCGCCGTCTACGGCGTCGATGCGCGTCGAGATGTCGTTCGTGCGCGCGTTGATCACCATCACGCCCGGGAACTCACGTTGCACGACCATCCGCATGTCGAGATCGTCTGCGCCCTTCGCCTGGCCGGCGGGGTCGCACGTGATCTTCTCGATGTGGTAGTCGGGAACCTTCTCCGCGAGGAACTGGTGAAGCGCCTTGGCGTGCGCCTTCATCCCCATGCCCTCGCCGATGAACTCGTACCTACGGCGCCACTGCCCGTTGGCGGTCTTCTGCGCGATGATCGCCGCGGGCGTCCGCCCCGTGTTGTCGTAGCCGATCAGGAGCGGCGTACACTCAACACCCTTGACCTTCGCCTTGAGGAGCTCGAACGTCCTGCAGTGCGTGTTGTCGTTGTACGATTCGTATACCGGCTTCCCTGCACGAGACACTCCGTATTTGGAATGTACATACATGTCCGCATCGTGCTTCTTGTACGTATCGAGCAAGCGCGAGTAATACGTTCGCCCAAGCTCCCTGCGCCGCGGATCGTCTATGGGCCATGTGATAGACTCCCGCGTCTGGTTCAGGTTCTCGAGGTTCTCGGCACCCTCATCGAGCCCGCCTGGCTGATGGAAGAACTCGAAACCCGGCCGCTTGTCGACCACGAACATGTCGTGGTAGTCGTGCGTGAACGCCCACGGGTTCGTGTCCCCGATGGCGCCCTGCCACGTGCAACCGCCCATGTCGGCGCCCGGGAAACGACCGTACCGGCCGCGGGCGTTCACGAAGATGTCGGTCTCGATCTCGCGGAACTCGTTGAAGTAGAACCCCGTCACCTCGAGCGACAGCAGGTTCGCCACGTCATCCGGATCATCGAGCGCTCGGAACATGAACTCCGAATGCAACATCACGGACTTCCCGTCCCTGTCCTTGCCTATCGGGAACTTCCATGTCGCGGTTTTCTGCGTCGAAGTCCACTTCCGCCACTTGTTGTCGGTGGGGAACAGCTTAAAGAACGACTTCATTGTCGTGTCGTACAGCTGCGGGCCGGTGTTACGTACGATCGCGAACCGGGTGCGTGCAACGCCTCCCCACGGCTGCTGCTCCCACGCATGCCGAGCGATGCGCAACATCGAAGCCGTTGTTTTCGCCGAAGCGAACGGCCCCATGATGACAGCGACTTCGTGGTTGTCGAGGCAGTAAGCGCCGGCAACCGGCCCGAGCGGATTAAGTGCTGAGCCACTCATCGTCGGGCACCTCCGTGAACTTCGCGTCAATCGGTACGGTCTCGAGCGCGGCGTCCTTCTTCGGGCGCGCAGGTAGTACCTGAATGTTGAGCGTCGGCGGCCCGTTGTTCACGACCACTCCGACGTTCACTTCGAGCTCCTTGTCCTTGAGCAGCCCGGCGGCCTTCATCAGCACTTCGTTCGCGCGGCTCGCGGCGCCCGCTTCGACTTCTTTCAGAATCTCTCCGGGTCGGGTCGGGTCAAACACCGCGATGCCCTGATGCAGAACGGGCTTCGGCGTGAGCAAAGTCTCCACGATGTCGTCCTGGCGGGCGAGCAACCGGTCCTTGTCGAGCGCGGCAACGCCAGCGTTCGCAAGCCATATCTGCACGACGGTCGCGTAGTCCGGCTCCTTCATCCACTGCGTGTTCGGCCGGGTGTTCTCCGACATACCGAGTTGCCGGCACGCCGCGCGGGCGTTGAACCGACAGTCCCGCCAGGCTTGCAAGAATCTGCGCTGCTTTTCCGAGAGCTCGGGCCAGAGACGCTCCGCGAGCGCGAGGCGCTCCGGGTAAGTCGCCGGCAGCTCTACTACGGCAGGCAGTTGAGCGGGAGTCTTCGCCGTGTCAAGCCAACTGTCATCGGCCACTGAACTCCACCTTCTGCAGGCCGGAGCTGTTCAGCGTCGCGAGGATGCCGCCGCGGGCGATCCCGCGCTTCGCGCGCACGCCGATGAATCCTTCGTTCACCTCGCGCTCTTCCGGGCCGTTCATCTGTTTGATCGCGACGGCGATCTGGTTCAAAGCATCCTGCCACATGGTCTTCGCGAAGGCCGGGTCACGGTTGCCGCCCTTCATGGCCTTCGCCATGCCCTCGAGGAAGTCGTGATACTCCGCCCATTTCCGCTCACACGCGAGCGTCGCAACTTGACGGATATCACCCCAGTAATTCTGGCCGACCACGTACGCCTTGTTGCCGTCGTGGTAGTAGGGGCTCCCCTTCTGGAACTCCCAGATCTGCACGTCGTCGTACGTGCCGAGGTGCTTCACCTCACCGGCTGCGATGAACATGCTGAACCGCTCCTTGGTTCGCGGGTTGACTTCCTTGTCAGTGCGGGGGTTGTATGGGCGGTACGCGAGATAGTTGCCCCACGAGCACATGCGGCGCTCGGTCCCCGGCATGCATGCTTCGATAAGCATGTGGAACTGCGAAGGCACCCGATTCGCGTTCGGGTCCTCGATCTTCAGCCAATCGTCGTCTTCGACTACCGGCGCCGGACCATCGAGCCAGTTGGTATCATCCGATGTGGAAGCCAACGATCGCTCCCAGTACCGCACCGAAGAGGAACACGAGGCCGAGCGTGCCGGCGACGATGCCCGGCTTCGAACGCACGTAGCTCCACGCAGACTTCACCTTCGCGACTTCCGCCTCGTACTGCGTCTGAACGTCAGCGAAGGCGAGCGAGAAGTGCGAGCTCATCGCATTGATCTCGTCCGCGATGGCGCGCTTGATCTCAGGGACGCGTTTCTCGTCGAGCTTCAGGCGCGCGGCAATGTTCGCCGCGGCCACGCTACCGATATCCACGATCTCGGGCTGGGTCATGTCAACTTCTCCGGAAACGAATAGGTTGGATGTCGTTGACGCTGCAGGCGCCTTGATCTTCCCCGGATCGGTCAGGCCGTGGCCTGTACAATGCCCCCGGGTATCTCAACGCCAACGACATCCGTCGGGCGCGGCTCGTAATTAGCCCCTCGAGCAGCAGGGCACGCGTTCTGTCAGGTGCCGTTGACGGCGGTCGGGCCGAGGTGGCCCGGGACTTCCACATACTTCGGCGGCTTGGGCGCCAACGCCGCAGCCACCAACTTCGCGATCGGCGAATCCTCGGCGGCGCGCTCGGCATAACCCGTGGGCGGATAATTCTCCGCCGAATAGCCGGCTGCCACGTACTCTTCGAGCGTCGGGCCGTCGGTGCGCAGCTCGGCGGCTGTCTCATCAGGCTCTACCGCGGCAGCCGCGCCGGATGGTAGGCTAATAACGCTGGCGGCCAGAGCCAGTCCGGCTCCCGCCATCAGAACAGCTGCAGGGCTCATAGCTTCTCCACCTCGGCCTTCAGCAAGTCGAACGCTTGCCGGAGGCCCGTGTTGTCGACAGCCGGCTCAACCTTCACGAGGAGCGAACGCACCTCGTCGGCAACAGCCGGTGTATCCTTGATGACACCCATGAGCGTGTTGACCGCCCCGAGTATCGCGAGTACCGTCGCCAGGCTCACTTGACGAGCTTCTGCGCCGCCGTGAGAGCCGCCTGGAGCTTGCCGACCACGATCGCGTTGACCGTGCCGACTTCGGTCGCGATCAGCGACGGGGCGTCCACGAGCAGGTTCTGCTCGAGCTGCGCGAAGGCGAGCGCATCGGAGCCGGGCTGCAGCTCAACCGGCAGCTTCGCATTGGCCTGCACGGTGTTGAAGAACGTGATGACGGCCGGAATGGCCTCGACTTCGACGCCCGCCGCGAGGACGGGGAGGAGCTGGGTCAGTACGGACATGGATCTTTCTCCTGTCAGGATTTGGCCGGGGTAACCGGCGAAGTAGGGACCGGCGGCCACCGTCGGTCGATGTAGGCTCCGACCACGTGGAGTGCAATGAACGCGCCGGAAAGCAGCGTCATGGCGTCCGAGGCGGATAACTTCACGCCGTGGGCATCGGCGAACTGCGCGAGGACGGCGGCGCCCAAGGCGGTGTAGGTTGCTTGGCTGCGGGTACTCATGCGCGCGGCGCGCCGTCGGGTTGGCGCGTCAGCGCCACGTTCGCCCACATCGCATTCGAGCGGTGCGTGCGAATCACGAAAGTCTTGTCCGGACCGTCGGGGAGCACTTCATCCAACACGTCGTGGTACGCCTTCGCGGCGCCCCGGACGCGCGCCATCGCAGCAATCTGCGCCGGTGTCGGTTGCAGGTACTCGAAAGTCGACGGATGCATCACTTCACGTTCTCCCATTTCCCGCCGGCGGCTATCGCCATCATCTGCAGCGTGTCAGGTGTTACCTGTGAAGCCGCGATCGGCAGCGTCGGGAGCTTCCCCGCCTGCCGCAGGAACTCGGTGCCGGCCGCCGAGCAGATGTACTCCCCGCGCTTGTGCAGCGCCGACCCCTCAACGAACCCGAGGATGGCGGCCGTGTCGTACTTCGCCCCAACGGTGTTGCGGACCCAGCGGTACGCGCGCATCGCCTGCAGCTCAGTCAGCGGCAGGGTGACGGTGCTGACGCGTATCCATTTCGCGTAGTTGGCCGGTCGACGTTGGAAGCCGGCCGGTATGCCGTTGATCACGTTCGAGCGCGCACCGACCAGCGTACCGTCGGGAAGCTCGATGTCGACGTGGCTCAGGCCCTGCGCGCCGCGGCCGTACCAGGCGATCAGCCGCGACAGCGGATCTGCGGCGCACACGAAGTGCAGGCGCGCCCACAGCGGGACGGGCATGCCGAAGATCGTCTGCGGTGTGGGCTGGGCGGCGATGTTGGTTTCTTCCTGCCCATCTCCCCCACGGTAGCGAGGGACCCGCAGACACTGTGCTCGGACCGGGAGAAGGCGGCGCGGGCGACGGTCGGAGACGGGCAGCGGCTACCGTGGGGGCGGGACGCGGTGGAATTGGTGCCCCGCTGCCGGTGAGACGTTGGGGCTGTTCTGGCTTGTCGACGCGCAGCAACCATTTGTAACGCGGCCGGGCGACAGAGGCTGTGGAAGGAGATTTAATCTCCCACCCACGCGATCATCCCATGTGCGAAAGCACATCCGCTACGGGCGCGCCCCCAAGCTTATGAATTTACAAAAGTTTTAGTAGAAAAGTTCCTGCGGCACTACGGGCCAACTCATTCCAGCAGCCAGCGCTTTTCCACGGGAACTTGTGCTTTCGACCACTCGAGGTACGCAATCGCACGCCCCAGGCCCTCAATGTTGTCCCCAAGCATCCCAATGCCAGTGTTGCACTGTCCGCATAGCCACCCGCGAAAGATATCTGTCCCGTGCACGTGATCTGCGTGCGGGGTGCCAACAAACACGCGCTTACACGCTTCACATGCGGCGGGGGCCGGCCGGGTGGGCGGCGCCGTGCGGCGCGCGGGAGTAATGCGTGAAGATGGCTGCCTGTGACCGGGGTGGCTGTCCCGCCACCGTTTTCGATTTGCCTTTTGGCGAAAACGAAATTCTTCAGGGTTCCGCGCTATTTGACGAGCGCGCGATTCTGCCGCTATCTGGTTGCGCTTGACGCGCAAAGTGGGGTCCGCCTGCACGGCAGCCGCGCGCGCACGCACCTTAGCCAGTTTCTGCGCGCGATGCATTTCTGGATTTTCACGAACAACTCTGCGCGCATCACGACAGGTAATACAATACGCATCCCCCTTCGCGCGAAATCCCAGCTCCGGCGCTAATTGTCGGCACCCTTTACAAAGCCGCGAGGGCAGCAAGGCACGCGCGTCGCGACCACGTTGTCCACGGGGAAGTTCTGAACTAACTTGGTCGATGAAAGCGAGAATGGCGGTGTGACGTTGCATGTAGAAAGCCCTGAGTACCCCACGCGATCATACCCCGGCAAAATATATTTGTGCAAAAATTTTTTGCTGTACGACTTACAGAAGGACCTTACGCTGCGTATGACTGACAGCGAAGGGTGGCAATCGATTTCGGGGAGCTCGTTTCCAGCATATGTAATATGACCAGTTCCGTGGCAAGGAATGCGTTATGTCTTATTGACCATGGCACGCGCGTGCCTGGCAGCTACTGCAGTGCGTCGCGTATGCAACCGACCGCATGCGTACGCCACAACGCGGGGTGGCGCTTAACACTTGCCGAGCCGGAATAGTTTGGCGTCTCTCGGTTCAAGCTAACCGGGTCGACTCTGCACTTCGCATGCTCCAGCTACTGGCCCCTAAAGGGAGCCAGAGCGCGCTGGAGCATATTGCGATGCTCTAGATGCTCTACGATGCTCTAGCTGGAGCATCGTGGAGCGTGGAGCATTCTCCATACGTTCTCACGTTCCGACGCTAACACGTTGATATCTATGCACTTATCTCGCACTACCTGTTGACTGCATAAGTGTAAAACTAACACGTGATTATTGCCCGCAAGCTCGCAATTATCTAAGTCATTGATTCTAGGATGCTCCAGCATGCTCCGCCGACTTTGCTGGAGCATGCTGGAGCACGCGGTTAAATGGCTCGAATTAATATTCTCTAATTATCGTTAAGTGCTTTAGCCTCTCTCAATATTAATGCCGCGCTATCGCGCCATATCGCGTTCCGCGTGTCTAATGCGACATAACAGACCGCATACGAAGGCCGCCAAGCCGTGCAGTGAGCCGACCCCTTACCGTGCTATCCCTTATTTTCACGTTTTGAGAGGCTGGCGTTGCTCATCACGGATTGAGTCGAATGCAGTCCTTTCTCCTCACTCACGGTTAGTTCCCACGGCACTACTCCACACTTTTTGCGTTTCAGGTATTGCACACGCAAAGGGTATGGCGTATGCTTCCGCCCATGGTCACCGGAGACACTCACGTGATGACATTCGAAGAGTTCCAAGCTACGGGCCGCGACGTTGCGGACCTTGGCGCGATTGAGCACATTGCTGCGTCTGGTGCCACCGGTCCGGGGCGCGTGTATATGGATGAGCTGTTCATGTACCAGCCCGCGCCGCTCGGATGGTGCGTGCCGATCGGCAGTCATGAAGGCTTGTTTGGCGACGTGGTTTCCGCCGAGCGTGCGCTGTACGAGTTCGCAGTGTCAGAGGGGTACATATCATGATGCGTCTGATACGGGCATTCCTTACCGCTTGGCGTGAGCCTGCCTTGACACGTGAGCAACGCCAGCGCATATCCGACACGTACGAGAACGCATCGCTGCGCGTCGTCGTGTCTTCTGACTCGGTGCGATACTCGCGGTGGAACTTGTGACGTTTCCACGTTGGGAACGTCGCGGGATACGCCTACCTTACAAACCGGAGAGAGACATGCCTGCCCTTAACTTGGATGACGGTATGACGCAAAAAGAGCTTGTCGAATTCTGGAACCGCGCCGACAAGCACCCCATTGACACGGCGCGCGAGCTGTTTCCGGCGCAGTATGCTGGATACGTGCGCGCGACGCGTCAGCTAGGCCATTACGCCAGCAACAAAGCAGCGGCAATGCTGTCGCGCGGCATGGGAGACATACCAACGGCGCAAATGTACGAAAACATTTGCGACGACATCTATTCTAAGCTTCCTAACTTCGCTAAATGGTGAACTCGATGAGCAGACACAGACAAGAAACGTTCGCAAGTCTCGGCCGTCTCGGCTTCACACCGGACGAAGCCGCTACGCTGGTACGCGCATCGGCCCGCTTGCATAGCTGGGCAGAGCACGAGTGCAACGGCGCGATACAGCGGGATGAGAAAACGGATATCCCGTACTGGCATTCGACGTACGACGGCAAGCGTATGGGCCGCGCCGTTGATGCGGAAACCGGCGCGCTCAAACGCGTTGCCAAGATTGCCGAGTCGCGCGGCTTCAAGGTCTACCACCAAACCGATCCGCGCGGTTGCGCGCTGTACCTGTATCGTCCGATTGACTTGGACAACTACCGCATACGCGTTTCGCCCGAGAAGCCGAGCATCGGCATAGACTGCTGCTACAACAGCGTAGGAACGGCAATCTGCCCGTGACGCATTGCAGGGTGCCTGGGTAACGGGTACCCGACAATGCGCCATTGGTGGCGCGGGAGAAGAAGTATGGCCGAGCTAATATGGGTAACCGGCGACAAGCTGTCGCCACCGGCACGCGAGCAAGCTAAAGCCAGGTTCGTGCATCGTTTCACGCGCGAGCACAAGCCGACGTGGGCACGCGGTAAGCGGCCCGACGGCAAGTCGTACCGCGTTCAATTCGCGAGCGATGCCGACTGGCTGGAGCATTCCGAGTTTGCTGTCACTAAGAGCGGCAAACTGGACGCGCGCAGCAGCCACTGTGTCTCGCATCCTACATGGCCAGACGGCGAAGGCTTCGACGAATGACTCCGCACCAACGCGACCTAATCATCGCAACCTTGCGACTGCGCGCCGTCCTAGAGGCAAACCGCCACTATGGCGGAGACTTGGACCGCGGCATTGCCAAGGAACTCTCAGACCTGGCAGATGAGCTAGACGCGCCGGACGACTCGGTGCCTGATACGCCCCTCGGCCGAGCGCTGGCGCAAGAGCCGCAGCGCTCCATTGTGAACGATGCGCTCAAGGCAACCGCCACTTTACCGACGCTCGAAAGTGTGGGGTTTCCGCCTGACGAATGCGCGGGCATCCGCGCGCACAAACTTTCACGCGAGGACAGTACTTTACCCGACAAGTCAGAATCCGAGGACTGGCTCAATGAGTGAATATTGCCCAACGTGCGGCGGCGATCCGCGGCGGCCGGAGCATGCGGAGTCGCACAAACTTCACGCGCCCCCTACTTTACCCGACAAGTCAGCTTTACCCGACAAGTCAGAAGAGGATTGGCTCAATGCGTAACTTAATAGCTCTAGGTGTTGCTTTGTCTCTCGTGGGATGCGCTGTTACTGAGCCGGTGGTCATCATCGGCAAGAATGGCGACACGCTCCGGGGGACAGCCACCGCGTCTTTTACCGGGGGCGGCAGCTTTCGCGCCACTGACGGCCGCATAACTTGCACTGGCACGTATGATGCGCTCAGCATGTCAGTGAGTATATCAATGCAGGTACTTTGCTCGGATGGCCGCAAGGGTTTTGTTATTGCTACCCGAGAAGCCAACGGCCGCGATGGACACGGGACCGTAACGCTAAACGACGGCTCGCAATGGCAATTCGTTTTTGGCGCAGCTGCGGATAACTTTTGATGAAAGTCATAGGCTACGTCCGCGTCTCGACGCAAGATCAGGCTACCGAGGGAATCTCGCTGGATGCGCAGCGTGACCGCATCAGGAAGTGGACCGAGCTCAACGATGGCGACTTGATCGCCATCTATGAGGACGCCGGCATATCGGGCTCGAGCACCAAAGGACGGCCCGGACTCGAGCAGGCACTTACCGCGGCAGTCAGGGGAACGGCGCTCGTCTCCTACTCTATCAGCCGTTTGGCGCGCAGTACGCGAGACATGCTGGACATCGCTGACCGGCTCGAGCGGCAAGGCGCGGACTTGGTCAGCCTGTCCGAGAAAATCGATACGACTACCGCGGCCGGGCGCATGGTGTTCAGGATGCTGGCGGTACTCGCCGAGTTTGAGCGCGACCAGATCAGCGAACGCACCAAAATGGCGCTGCGGGTGCTGAAAGCCAAGGGGGTGAAGCTAGGATCTCCCGCGCCCGCCCGCGGCGGCGCGGTAACGGCCGCCAAGCGCATCATGGAAGCTACCCGCAGAGACGCGCCCCTGCTCGTCGCAGCGGGCACGGGAAGCCTGGCAGAGCGTGCTGCGCGTCTCAACGCGGCCGGCCATCGCACAGCTCACGGGAAGCAGTTCACAGCCAAGACGTTGTCGCGTATGACCCGCCGCGCGTAATTACAATTGTCCGATTTTGCCGACATTTTCGGGTCGGCACGGTTTGTGCTAGTCTCCTCACCGAGCAATCTAGCTCGTATTGACATAAAGTGAGAAGAACGCATGACCGCAAAGACGTGGAGCGCGGCTGAAGTCCGCGCTGTTGCCCGCCAGTTTATGGATGGACGACGCACCCGGGACGGTGCCCGCGGCGAGTATTTTCGAGCGTTGATAGAGACGGCGCAAGCCGAGCTCGATGGAAAGGCTGACCAAGCTGCGCAGCGAGTAGTTTTGAAGGCCGTACACCGACGCTTCTACAAGGTCGTGTGGGAGACGATTGCCACGGACGAAATCCTCGCCAAGGATGAAGTGCCGCGCAGCCGCTTCGGGAAGGAGCGTAACAGGCGTTTGAACTTTGCCCGTAGTTCTCACGGAACTATCGCGAAGTGGCTTCGTGCGCCGGAACACGATCTCATGAAGCTGGACGCGAAACGCACGAGCAAGTCACAGCTCGAGCACGCCTCAGTGGGCCTTTCTCGAAAGCACGCTTTGACACCGGAACGCATCAAGATGCGCGCTAGGAAGCTCACGGACGGCCTGGTGGGGTTCGCCAAGCAGGTAGCGAAAGAGGACAAGGAAGCCGGCGTAGCGGTGCTCAGGGAGGCTATGGACCATATCCTCAAGCAGCTCGCCGCGAACGCCTCGGTGACGACCGACCCGAAGATCGCGGCGAGGGAGAATCGGCCTTTGCGGGTGGGTGGGAACCTGTTCGTTCCGGCAGAAAGCCGTCGGTCCCGATTGGCGGCGTAAATACTACACCGATTTGCACATTCTGCAATAGAAAGGAGACATAACGAAAACGCATTATTGAAATAAATTTGACTTCTGTTAAAGCCCGCTGCCCTTGAGCGGGCTTTTTCTTTTTCTGCTTGCGGATGTGAAAATTCGCGGCGTACTCTCGCGTGGGCACCTTGGAGAAAACGGAAAATGGCTCACGCGAAATACAGCAACGAAAAGCTCGAATCAAACGAGCGAGTGTTGGACACCCCCGAATATCAGCTAGCGCTATACGAGGCGCGTCGATGCACCGGGGACGGCAGGGCGAGCTCGGGCGAAGGTCCGACCCTGTCGACGCTATCTGAAAGAAGTTTGAGCGGCGATTGGGCTTGGCAACCTGCGCGAGATCGCGCGATGGGCTACGGTCCCGAATCAACATTCGTCACGTATCGCCCCGCGCCGCATCCGCTCGCTGGCGTGCGCATCTTCCCGATGCCGCCCTCCTCTGTCGAAGCCGACGCCGACCGCGATGCGTTCCAAGCTCGCGCCCGCGCAGCACACAAAGCTGCCGGCGACTACTCGCACCGCCCCAACACCTACGCCTAACCCTGAGGCATCAGGCACATGAAGAACTTCCTTCAGTCTTTCAAGACTTTGTATCTCATCGCTGCGCTGTCATACGCAGTTGCCGCCGGAGCCGTCGGCGCTCAGACCGTCACCCACGTTGAGGACTTCATCGGCTTCGCACTGCAGTACGACGCAGGCGGCCATCTCGACGGCGCCGATCTCCTCGGTGAGAGCCCGAAGGAAGCGCTCTGCCAGCAGCACAACATGTCGATCATCTCGGACGCATACGCGCACGGGGCAATACCGAAAGACGCGAAGATCGCCGCCGCGTGCCTCCACGTCCAGTTCGACATGAAGGCTCCGATACGCCACGTCATTGCGCAGCCCACCAACGTCGCTACCCTCACCTACCTCGCTATCGCGGTCGGCTATGACAGCCACGGGGCCTTTATCGGCCAGAAGCTGTTGGGCCACGCGCCCGATCTCAACACGTGCGTCAAGCAAGGCAATGACACGCTCATCTCCTCGAGCGCGGAGATAAAACCCGGCCAGTCCGTGCTGATTTACTGCATCCCTGTGCCTGGCGTCCCTGTTACCCCGGGTTCGCAGCTCGCCCCGAACCAGGCGGGTGCGTGATGCAGCGCTCACTCCGCTGGGAGTTCCTCGCCGCGGGGCTATCCGTGGGTCTTACCCTCGGGATCATCGTCGGCTTGACCGCGCGCACCGTCGTCAACCTGCTGTTCTGTGCCTGATGCGCAACCTGTGCACATCGTTCGGGACGGTCAGTCTTGCCGCCATCTCCAAGGTGAGCTGGCTCGACTGGCCGTCCCTGGCGAAGTGGCTGACCGAGCTGCCACCGGAAGTCAACGACAAGGCAGAGCGCGGTTGGTACTGCCCCGTCGAGTTTGATCCGGTCTACCGCGACAGTCAGAACTTCATAGCTCGACACGCCATCACGTATGACTTCGACCACGTCACGATCGATACATGGGGGGACGTTCTCAACAAGTGGGGCGGCCTCGCCTTCGCCATGTACACCACTTTCAGCCATCGCCCCGACCGTCCCCGATTCCGGGTCGTGGTACCGCTGTCGCGCCCTGCGGGGTACGACGAGTTCCAGGCTGTCGCTCGCCGAGTGGCGCTGGATGTGGGAATTGAGCTCATCGCTCGAGAGTCATTTGTTCCGGCGCAGATGATGTTCGCCCCGACGCGACCGCTCGGCGGCCTGCACACGGGGCACATCAACGAAGGAGACTGGCTCGATGTCGACGCAGTGCTGGGGGAGTACCCCGATTGGACTGATAGAAGCTCGTGGCCGAAGCGGCGGGACGGCGATACGGTCGGTGCGGATGTTGGGCATATCGACAACCTCACGAAGCCCGGCGTCATCGGCGAGTTCAACCGGAAATTTACAATCTCTGCGGCCATTGAGCACTTCAAGTTACCTTACCGGAGAGTGAGATGATTACTTCATACAAGGGTTTTGGCTTGGACTGGAAGTGCCGTGGGGTCCAGTTCGAGGTTGGTGGTGAGTACAAGCACACCGGTGAAGTCGTTCCGTGTGAAAGCGGCTTCCATGCCTGTGCGTACCCGCTCGACGTATTCAACTATTACGCGCCGGCTTCATCCGTGTACGCGGTTGTGGAGCAGGACGGGATGCTCGTGGAGCATGGAGACGACGCGAAAGTCGCGAGTTCAGTGCTGCGGGTCAAAGCGTCGATCTCTTTGGGCGCACTGATCCAAGCTGCTGTTAACTACACGTTCTCCCGCTCCAAGCCCGAAGGTTTCAGTGCAACTGGCTACCGGGGCGCGGCGAGTGCAACTGGCGTCCAGGGCGCGGCGAGTGCAACTGGCGACCGGGGCGCGGCGAGTGCAACTGGCGACCGGGGCGCGGCGAGTGCAACTGGCGTCCAGGGCGCGGCGAGTGCAACTGGCGACCGGGGCGCGGCGAGTGCAACTGGCGACCGGGGCGCGGCGAGTGCAACTGGCGTCCAGGGCGCGGCGAGTGCAACTGGCGTCCAGGGCGCGGCGAGTGCAACTGGCGACCGGGGCGCGGCGAGTGCAACTGGCGACCGGGGCGCGGCGAGTGCAACTGGCTACCGGGGCGCGGCG